CGGCACTCGACCAGTCGCCGGACGTTGCGGCACTCGACCAGTCGCCGGACGTTGCGGCACTCGACCTAAAGCCGGACGTTGCGGCACTCGACCAGTCGCCGGACGTTGCGGCACTCGACCAGTCGCCGGACGTTGCGGCACTCGACCCGGAGCCGGACGTTGCGGCACTCGACCCGGAGCCGGACGTTGCGGCACTCGACCTAAAGCCGGACGTTGCGGCACTCGACCCGGAGCCGGACGTGGGATTACCTTCTCTACCAGATTTCTCCCGCGTCCATTTAATTTGCGCTTTAACCAAACCAGGAATACCGATCTCTGCGCCAATCTTGATTTTGCTGCTGGCAACCTTGGTGTCATTGTTATCCCGTGAAAACACGCCGGACTGCTTTACTTCACAATAGCGGCTCTTCGTGGGCGGGAAGTATTTGAATACGTCCAGCGGAGCTTCGCAAGCGTGGAAACCCCGGTTACACGCTTCAATCAGCCCCTCCATTTCATACTCCTTGCCGATCTCGTACTGAAACCCTCCATGGCATTTCAGATTCTTGTCAAAGCCCTTGTAGGACTTAATGATTTCTTCGCTCATTCCCCGGCCCTGTCCTTTACCAGAAACAGCCGTTCAGACCGTTCAAACGCGGTCACACCGACGCGCAATTTTTTGATGGCGCTTCTGTATGCCGCCACAGCGCTGTGTATGTTTTTATATTTTCCGGCTTTTACTTCGCAGGCGTCCCAGCCGGTTGCAACAAAATCTTCTACTTCCCGCGACGCCATATTGTTGTACACGCAGGCACGTCCGGGAATATCGCTACGGTCAATTTGGGTAATCATTGTTTTTTCGCTCCTCCTTTTTTGCTATTCTTCTTCCACCCATTTCAGTTCATTCAGAGCATGTGTTATCGCCTGATTTGCAATGGCCGATATGCTCTGTCCGGCCTCCAACGCCACTTCCTGCAATCGGCGGCAGGTTCCATCCGACACGCTGATTTTTGGATGCGGTGTTTTCTGCAAATACTTCCTGCTTTTTCGCGTCAGAATAAAATCTGCCGTCCGTTATTCCTCCTTCCTTTTTCTTTCGACGATGGCCTCAAACGCGGCTTCCATTTTCTCCTGTGCGCCGTTCGGATTGCGAGTCCCATTCAAAATCATGCTGATATAAGACTTGCCCCATCCAAGTTCCGCTCCCAGCTCGTCAAACGTAACATCCGCGTTGTGCATCCTGCCGATGAGATCGCCAGTCCATTTTTCTCTCATTGTTCACCTCCATGCGTTATAAAAGTTGACAGCGGCGTGATATTTCGTTAAAATACAATAAAATACAATTGGATTTTGTTTCGCTTTCTTTCGGTTACGATTGGCGGAAAAAGGTGAAGCAATGGCAGAAACCTGTAAACCCAAAAGACGCGAGCCGATGACTGTTAAAGTCAAACGGTATCAGCGCAACGGGAAGCCGGCCAAAGCCCATCGGCGGCATACGCCACGGTGAATCCGGGGGAGCGTTCCTGTGACAGCAGGGGCGCTCTTTCCATCTCCTAACGGTTTTTTCCCGAAAGTTTTTAGCGTTTTTCAACGCCGCTGTCAAAATATCGGTTGCAAAAGTTCACAAAGTATGCTATTCTTTGCTTGCGACGCAATAGAATAATCTTTTCGCACGGGCCAATGGCCGGGGCTTGGTTTTCTTTGCGCTTTTTCAATCGACAAGGCCATTATAGTGTAAACTTATGCAACAGTCAACACCAAAAATTGTAAAAGTTTACACTTTGGCGAATCGCACAAATTGTGGGAGGTGTTTTTTGTGTTTTTCGATAACTATTTGCTTCAATGCAACAAAAAAGGCATAAGCCCAACTACTGCCGCTTTGGAAATGGGGTTTCACAGATCGGAAGTATCAAGATGGGGAAATGGCACAACGCCAAGACGCGCCAACCTAATGAAAATGGTTGCATACTTTGGCTGCGAAATTGAAGATTTGACTAAAGAAATAAAAATACCCGCCACCGATGGTGACGGGCTGACAGAGGCGCAGCAAGAGCTTATTCGGTTGGTTTTGTCTCTGACCGATCAGGAGTTGTCTGTGCTCGCATCGACCGCAAAAGCTCAAATAGCGGCTCGCAAATCTCAGGGTGATCCTTAATAATTTGTATTAATTCTTCTCGTTCCGTCAAAGCTATCACCTTACCTTTACAATAATCCCGCGCATCATCTTAGCACAGCCGACCGCAGTATTTTGTCATATACCGCGATTTCAAAATTAGCTTAACAAGCTAAAAGTACAATAAACAGGACTTTCAGGAGTTTGCAAAGACAAAAGGAAAAAGCCTCAACGCATTTATCGTTGAGGCCATAAAGGAAAAGATGGAGCGAGAAAAATGATTTTAGTTGCTCTTTTGATTTTTCTTTCAATAGTTATACTTTCAAAAGCAATCCAGCAAAAGAAAAAAAGGTTCAACGCCTTGATTGATATGGCAGCAATCGAAGCAGAAAGATTGCAGAAAGCGCAATCCGCTGTAGATTTCGTTAACACATGGAACTCTTTGATTGACCATGGCGAAAACATCAGAACTACATACAAAAAGGCGTTTGGCGCAAAAGCCAAGCAAAATATTAGCGAAATGTTGTCTTCGCTAAAAAGCCTCCGCGACAGCGAGGAGTTTTATTGGATGCTTAGAAATTCAATAGAACGAAACAAAAAGAAAACCATAAAGAACATAAAAGTTACCTATGCCAACAGCCAAAAGTTTAAGCAAGAGGAATACAGCAGATTTCTTGAAGATATAAATTTGACAAAACATGTCTTTAATGACGAAACCGTTGAATTTGCGAACGCTTGCTTAGATGAGGTCAGTTACGCTATGGGCGGTGCTTCTACGCGCCGTATGCCCGGAAAAGATGAATATATTGCCGAGCAAAGAAAACTGGTCACGCCGTCTCTTCGCTACGACATTATGAAACGCGATGGGTTTCGTTGCGTAATATGTGGGCGCAGAGCAGACGACGGCGTTAAACTTCATGTAGACCACATTAAGCCTGTATCGAAGGGCGGAAAAAGCACGCCAAGCAATCTAAGAACGCTCTGCCAAGACTGCAACCTTGGGAAAAGCGCAAAATTCGATCCAGAAGATTCGCTTTACTCTGTTGATGAACTTGAAATGTATTCAGCATTAGACGATGATTAAAGGAGGAACAGGAAAATGCTTACACTCGCAAGAATGCAGAAGATTCTTTTTGAGAAAGACTTGAAAAAGCAAGCCAAGATGATTGAGGAGCTGCCGGAAGCCGAAAAGGAGAAACTGATTTCCGAAAAAAATGGCATAAAATCGTTGAAAAGCACCGTAAGTGATTTATCCCTACAATAAGTTATTATGATCTGTCAGAAATGCGGCTGTGAGCTGCCAAAGGACGCCAATTTTTGCTACCAATGCGGCAGAGCGGTCAACTATACGCCAACAAAGAAAAAGCGCGGAAACGGGCAGGGAACGGCAATAAAAAGAGGAAAAACGTGGACGGCGATATGCAACGCGGCAACTTATCATGACGGAGAAAAAACAATCAGAAAGCGTGTCTCAAAGGGGGGATTCCCGACGAAAAGGGACGCCCTGGCCTACATACCTATATTGCAGGCAAAAGCGGACGGGACAAGTGCAGTTAATAAAAACATGCCCCTGATCGACCTTTATAAGCAGTGGAGCACTCAGCACGAAAATGACGTTTCCAAATCCACAATGAACTGCTACAAGGCCGCGTGGAAATATTATAAAGATATACAGTATTACAAAGTCAAAAACATCAAAACTGCCACATTACAAGAGTGCATGGACAAATGTGGCAAGGGAAAGCGGACACAAGAAAATATGAAAGCCCTCGGTACAATGCTGTTTCGCATGGCAATGTCCAACGATTTGGCAGAAAAAAACTATGCGGAGGGCCTAACGCCGCGCGGGGAAAGACAAGACCCACGAGAGCCGTTTTCAAATGTAGAGTTGAAGAAGATGTGGGATATCGTTAACGCGCCGGACTACGATTATAAAGCAAACCACATCGACCTTGTTCTAATCCTGTGCTATACCGGCTTTCGCTTGGAAGAGCTTTTAGGGCTGACAGAAAATGACTATCACGAAGAAAAGGACTGGTCATTTTTTGTCGGCGGTCTGAAAACCGACGCGGGTCGAAACAGGCTTGTCGGCATATCCCCTAAAATATTGCCCTTGGTAAAACGGCATATTAAACCCGGTTACATCTTTTCCGAAAACGGCAAAAAAATATCGGCAAAAAAGTTCCGGGAAGAGATTTATTATCCGGCGTTGGATGCTGCAGGGATCGTCCGAAAAGTCCCCCATTGTTGCCGTCATACGTTTGCGACCTTGATGAAAGACATTGAGATTTCGGACAAAGACAAAGCCGCCATGATCGGCCATGCGTCCATATCCCAAACGATGGAGTACACACACGCCAACCTTGACGGTTTGAAAAAAATCACAAACGCCCTTTGACCGCTATGGTTTACAAGTGGTTTACAAATGCTAAAAAAATACTGTAATATCAACACTTTCTTAATGAATGGCATTCAAGAGGTCAGCGGTTCGATCCCGCTTATCTCCACCAAAACCGAGGGTGCGTTATTAAGGAAAAATCCTGTAATCTCAATGGTTGCAGGGTTTTTTCTTTTTGCAGGGCGATAGTGTAAAAAGTTGCAAAAAGCAACAAAAAGTCTTTCTATGGTTTACACGGTGGTTTACAAAAAGTTCTTGACAAGTGCCGTGTTTATCGTATATGCGGTTGATAAATGAATACGGATAAGATTAAAAGTTTATTTTTAACGGGAAAAAACGATTGCGATACTTGTATTCATCGTAATTGTTTACCTGACTTTCCACCTTGCGACGTTTGTATTGCTATCCATGAGGAAACACTGAAGTTCCCGGCATATAGGAAAATGAGATAAATGTAAAAGGGCGGGAGGAATAATCCTCTCGCCCTCTCCCTTTTTCAAGGGGTCAGCCTTGTTCCATCTGCGTAATCATGCGCTGGATGCTCTGCCGGGTCTTTTCATCCGGGGCATCCTCCATCATATCACGCAGTTGTTCCATGTACTCTTCTTTTCCGTCGCGGGCGTAACCGCGATAGGAGCCGCGATAAGCACCCTCACGGGCATACCGGCCCATGCTGTCGCGCTTTACGTTTCCTCTGCGCCCACGAGCATAGGATCCTCCGTCGTAGCTGCCTCCACGGTAAGAACGATTCCCACCGCGCCGCTGATAGCTCATACCGTCAGCATAGGACATTTCATCCTCCATAGCGCCGTCCTCATACTCCCAAATGCAGTAGATGTCTTTCGCCATGTCGATGAGCTCTCCGACGCTCTCAATTTCCTCGCGGGAGCGGAATTTGCCATTTTTTAAAATGCTTTCCAGCTCGTTATCGGCCAGTTTAAGGATTCCTTCAAGATGTTCCATATTCGTCCTCCTTCCCGTTAGGCTACGCGGATAGCTTCAAGCGAAGCTCTGCGTCTCACGAAAATAGACGGCGTAGGCGTAACCGTCGCGTCATCTTCTGTAGCGTCAACATAGGCGGCAGACACAGACACGCAGCAATTACAAGGTACATTGATCGTTGTAGACGTGTTAATGTGCCATACGTCCTCTGCCGCAGCAGGGGTAATAATCGCCACGCTGTCGGGGATCGCAACGCCGTTCAACGTGATTGCCAAAGCCAGAGGGGTCACAGCCCCACCTTCGGGGACAGCCACGTTCGATTGAAGTTTCACCTCATACCGTGCGGGCTGATTGGAACCGCCGCGCAAAGATAGAACCCCGGTTGTAATAGGCACAACACAGCCTTTGTTGCACGGGATAGATACATAGTCGAACGGAATGGTGCCATTAAGAGCCACATTCTGATCGGTAGTCGTAAGAACCTTTGCCATGGCAGTTACCTCAGTTCACAAAGCCGTTGCCGCTGCATCCGCACCCGCTGTTGCAGGTGAAGATGGGAGTGCGTCCATAGACAGGAGTGGTAGGCACAGGGCAGGAGTTCAGACGGTTGTACAGAGCGTCAACCTCGTTTGCAAAGCCCTGGGAGATAAACGCATTTTGAGCGGTCTGAGAAGCCGCAAGCTGGGCCATGTTCAACTGCTGACGGAGATCAGCGGCTTCACGCTTGGCAGAATCCAGTTCCAGAGCGCACAGCTTATCCAGAACAGTCTGAATGCCAGCCGTCACGGCGGCACGATCCGCACAAGCCTCACTTGCAATGGTGTACTTGAGGTCGGCAATCCCGGTGTTGGTGGCGGTGAAGCCAGCAGTATTAGCGGTCTGCTCGGCAAAGCTACGGTTCAGAGAAGCGATCTCGTTGGAATAGAGCTGCTGTGCAATGGCGTTCTGAGCGCCGTTTACAGAAGCGGTCACGCCAGCGAATCCGCTGCAAAGGGTGTTCTGAATGTCGCCGCAGCAACCGCAGAGCTGTGTAGCCAGATTGCTTACGCCGTCACGCACGGAGGTCACGCTGTCGTGAAGCTGAGCGTCCCGGAAGCCGTCAGAGACGTTGTTCGACACGTTCTGCTGACCGTTGAGCAGCCAGGGGAAGTCAAAGCCGAGGCCCATCATTCCGCCCATGCCACCGAAGCCACCAAAACCGCCCCAGCCGCCGTTAGCGCACAGCAGGAGAAGAATGATCCAACCCCAGTCGCCGCCAAAGCCACCGAAGCCGCCGTTGCCATAGCCACCGCCATAAGCGGGAGCGACAGGCATAACCATGTTTTCGGAGTCCATATTTAATTTTCCTTTCTCCCCTAATTGTTGGGGGTAAGCCCGTAGCAGACAGATTTACTACGGGGTCTCTAAACTTCCACCTAATGCGCACTCGGTAGAAGAAAAGATACGTTTTTTCTCCACCAATTACACTTTTGCTGTAATTCGTGGAGAGAATTTAACTACATTTCAAAGTGCAAAATCTTTCTTTTTAAGTGCCATATTTGCACTTTAGAAGAAACTATTTACGTTTTATCGGGGCAAATTCCTTGATTTTTTCTCAAAATGCCCACTTAAAAACGTGATTTTGCGTTTTTATCTTTTGAACTGTCCTATCTGCTGATAGGCGCGGTTGACTTGCTCTTGGCTGATTTGGTTTGTGGAAAGCAAGTGCTGAATGATAGCGTTTGGGTCGCTTGCCATGTTCGCGGGGATATTGAACTTCCTCTGCATCAAAAACTGTACGGGATTGCTTTTGAGGGCTTGAAGCATCTGCATGGGATTATTCATCATCTTCTGCCGCCTCCACAGCCTTTTTCGACACGCGCCGCTTGCTTACAGCGCCGTACATATCGGTTTTCATAGTGTCAATGTCAGACTTGATGCTACCTATAAGCTCGTCAAAGCCCTTCACGACGCCGACAACTGCGCTCAGTTCGTCTTTGGTGGCATAGGCGGTTGATTTATCCCCTGCGCCTTGCCCGTCGTTAGAAGCGCTCTCAGCGCGTTCTACGAGGTCATACACGGTCATGGTGGGCTTACCTGTAGCATCTGCCTGTTTGAGATATATCGTCTTACCGTCTTTCGCCCAAAGAGCAACTGCGTTATTAGGGGCGATTGGATAGGCTTGGGCTTCCATTAGGCCGGATACCCAAATAATTCCGCTTGAATACACGGGTGGCGTCTGCTGAACGCTCTGTTGAACAGGCTGTTGCGGTTGCTGATACTGCGGTTGCTGATACACGGGGTAATACTGATAAGGGTTTTGATAAGAGTTGTACGGATAGGCCATGTTTATTCATCCTTTCTGTTTGTCCAGTAGAAAATTACTGTTTTACCTTGTGAGGGCCAAGAATCATAGAGTATGCCATCGACGATTGTTGCTACATGTTCGTCGCTTTTGACCACATATGTACCCTCCGGGTGATCGGCGCAAAAGTCCTCAATTGTGTAGCAATCAGGGCATGTGTCAGGAACGACATGTCGTGTAAACCCATGTTGCCTAAGAACGCTTCCCCATACTTCGTCCGCTACGCCCTCATTACCCATGAGGAACCCATTTACGGATTTGAGAAGATAGGCCCGTTCCCAAGAGATATCCAGCGCTTTTGCCAAAGCCCGTGTAGAGCAATCAATAGCCCCCGTTCTGACCGGGTTCGGCTCGTACATCTCCCACGGCATCAGTCGGGTTCCTCCGGCTCTTCGTTCCGCTCGTTTTCGCAGATGTCGTTCTCAAACCAGACGCAAAACAAATCGTCGTCCAAAAACAGCCAGTCGTTATCATAACTACCCAATCGGCGCACCTTCTTTCTGGCAAAAGTGTATAAAAAAAGACGGCCTGTCGAAATCAATCAACGGGTCGTCTTTTGTACTCTTTTCGGCTATCTTTCAGAGATAGCGTATCAACTTTTGCTGGGACTTATAAACAATAGTTTTCACGCGCTGCGTGGATAGGTCGTATTTTTCCGCTAATCGCTCGTATGTCAAGCCATCAATATAACGGGATTTGAGTATGTCCCGGTCACGGCAATTGTGGATGTGCTCGTCGATCAGCGCGGCGATTTGGCTGTTGGTGTACTCCTTCACATCGTCACCGACATTTCTTTGTGGTCGCCCTTTAATGTCAGCGTCTGCAAGCAGTGTGTGGACGGCAATAACATCTTTTGCGCCGCGTACCCTCCGTATTCCAGCCAGCTCGTCGAAGAAATCACCTTGAACGGCTTGACAGATACTTTGTTGTTGCGCGGGTCAATAAAAATCTTCCCCGGCTGCGTAGTAAACGGTTTATGCGTATGGCCTATGATCAGTGCGTCGCACCCGTCCAGAACGCATGCAAATCTCTCGTTTCGGTTCACGGCCGCACCAGTCAGAATACCTCCGCCAGCGCCGTGCGTTACAGTGAGGATATACGTGGGGCGCTCATCCCCTGAAGCAATTGTGCCGTTTTCCCGGTTCCTCTTGCCCAGCTGTATTTTCAGAAAAGCTATATTTTCGCGGTACAGATGTTCAAGGTCGAGTTTGGCAGCAATATCGTAGCATGGGTCGTCGTCCGCGTCTTTCCCGCTGCGCCGTTCATGGTTTCCGGGGACGAAACACAAAATACGGTCTCGCACTTCTGACAGGATATTCGCCATTTCTTTCTTCTGCTGGCTCGGCGGCATGGTTGCGCGGAATATGTTGCTGACCCCGGATCGGGTGCCATTATCTATCAAATCCCCGCCCAATGTAAGGTAAGTGTTCGGCGTGTTTTTTACCGTCTCGATAAACTCTATAAACCTTTGTTCCATACATTCCTCCGAGCCAAGATGCACGTCGGATATGGGAATGATGGTAATGTCTTGACCGCCCAAAAACTGGTGCTGAATCATCTCAAAATCAGGGAGCGTTTTTATCTCTCCTTTCTGCTTTTGATTTAAAAGACGCGGCTAATTAAAGAAGAACATAATTGCCCAAAGGGTCATGTTCTGTTTCCTGCTCTTCGGATTCCTCTTCGGGGGCTTCCTCGCCCTCCGGCTCAGTTTCCTCCACCGGCGTGGGATTCAGCCACGTTTCCACAATGGCAAGGTCGTCCTCGTTGAGCTTGCCCTTGCCGTACCAGTTGAGAGCGTACTCCCGTACCTGGAAATCCGGGTAGTGGCCTACCATTCCATGCAGGGTCTCCATGATAAAATCGTGAACAGAAAACATGATGAATCCTCCTTTTAAGACTCGGACAGGGTAGCCATGACAGCGGCTATCTTGTTATCGATATAGGTTTTGAGGTCGGCGGCATACTCAACAGAAACATCCCCCGTATCGGCCCAGACATTGTTGGTCTGTCCGGCAATGACGGCGACTTCCACAGGGGTAAGCTGAACGATAATGGGGGTGGCGAGTTCGTAAACTATTTGCTGTCCAGAAACGTCCGTGGCAAAGGTGTCTGCATCGGTATAGTCGTCATTGCGGACGATAACCCAGCCGCTGCTGCTGTTTTGATACCTGATTGAATAATTGGGGATATTGTTTCTGCTGCCGGTAAACGTCGCATAGAGGGAACACAGAATAGGTGTATCACCGCTGCTTCTGTTGGAGATATTGGCCTTAAAGACAGGCACGCCGGATATCATTGATGTATCATACTGCCAGACGAGCGTCCCCATATCAACGCTCGCCCTATCCACCGTCAGCACCCCCGTGGTGACATCGAGCGTTCCGCCGTACACTGTCCCGGCTGCGTCCGTCCAGTCCATGGAGTAGGTGACGCCGTCCTCCGCGTTTTGCGTGGGCGAGACAACAACATTCGCTTCAGTCCACCCGGAGATAGGGCGCACATTCGTGGGCGACGGGTCGCCGCTTCCTTCCCGCACGGGCTCGATGTCTAACGTCAGACCCAGAAGATTAGGCACAGTTGAATCCGGGACGAACGAGACCACGGCTCCGGAGGCAGTGTCGCGGATGATTCCGGCTTTGGTATTAACGATACGCTGTAAGTCTGAAATGTCTTGCTCAATAGGTGCCAGCGCAGCATCCAAATCCTCCTGTGATACTTCGCCTGTGTCGCCCTTGTCACCCTTGTCGCCTTTGTCGCCTTTTGGCCCTTGGACGCCTTGAATACCCTGTATGCCCTGTTCCCCGGTATCTCCCTTCGGCCCTTGTATGCCTTGCTCGCCCTGCGGTCCTCTGGGGCCGGTTTCGCCGGTATCTCCCTTATCCCCTTTATCGCCTTTGTCGCCTTTTTCACCCTGCGGCCCAACATCTCCCGTGTCGCCTTTGTCGCCCTTCGGTCCGTCAAACTCGCCGCTATCCTTGGCCTCCTGCAGGGCGTTGTTCACCGTCTCGTCAATACCTTCAGCAGAGGATTCAGCGGCTTGCGCGGCTGCTTCCGCGCGAGTTACGCCGGAATTGAGCGCGGCGATAGCCTGGGTAATAACGTCCCGCTGCACGGGGGTTGGCGTTTCTTCGGACGGCTCCGGCCTGTTTTTGACGGGGATGGTAATTTTGTATTCCGTCTCGCCGTCATCCTCGCCCGTGTGCAGATAGATATACGCCGTCACATCGTAGCCCGTTTTCAGATATTCGTCCGGGATATCGACCCGTCCGTTCTGCCCGATCACAGTCTTGGTCTTGCCGTGGGCTTTGTTGGTAAAATGTACCTCGAATACCTCCGGCAAGTCGATTCCTTCAAAAATAAGGATTTGACCGTAATCGTGCTGCCACAGCGCTTCCGTGACGGCTGTGTTTTTTGCATCAAAAAACGCGGTGATTGTGTTCATCGTAACCGCTCCCTTACTTTTTCTTGCGGACTTTAACCACACCGTCGCCGCCGCAGTTGGGGCACTTCTTGTAGCCCGTGTTGCCGCCGTGTTTTCTGGTGCGCCGTCTAATCGTTATTCTGATCCTCTGGTGTGCCATAGTAATCACCGCCTACAAATCTGTTGATTCCGTTATCGGCGTTTTGCTCGACTTCCTGTGTGATGACTTCATCGGCAAACTGGCTTTCATACCATATCCACGCCGCATTGCTTCCAAACAAAAGCGCGATAAGCAAAATAATGATGCACCACAGTTTCTTGATTGTCCGCTCGACCATGGCCGCCCAAATGTCCAAGGTATACTGGCTTCTCTCTTTCTCCGCCATATTCATCCTCACTTGTTAAAAAGTGTTTTTAGCTGTTCGTCGTGCCGCCCTACTTTTTCTTCCAAAGCATAAGTCCGCTCCACCACCTGATTGTGCTTTTCCACACGGCGGCTCAACTCATCTACGCGCTCGATTTGCACAGCCTGAAACTTCTCCAGTTTGGCGTCCAGTTTCGCGTCGTTGAGCTGGCTTTCCGCTTGCAGTTTTGCCAGGAGGTCTTTGCTTTGCGCTCCGGCCAACACCACCTGAATAATGATGTTGGCCGTTACCGTGATAAGGGCGACGATTACCGCGTCGCTCATGTCTGCCTCTCCTTATTTTTCATCCATCCAGCCGCTCTTTGATAATGTTCCATGCCGCGCAGATTGCAGCGGACAGAGCGGCGGAAACGACAGGCGCAAGCACGCCCCACAGCGCGGACCATTTTTCCGGGAAACCGCCTGACAGCACAATGCACAGCTCCGGGATCACTACGCCGAAAAACGCCTGTACAAAGGTTTTGATCGTTCGCTCCAGCCAATCGCTCATTTTATGTGCCTCCTTTACAAAAGCCGCATGATTTTAACAATGGAATTGATGTACTCCATGTTGCCCTCGCATTTCTTTTTACAGGACAGGGCAACGCCGTATAGCTCGTTTATTTTCTTCTGCACGCTCTCCGGGTCATACCCCGCCGCGCGGAGTTTGGCCGAGCGGTCTTTCCCCGTGCCGTACTCGTTGGCAAGCACAGCCGCAACAATGACCGGGTCTGCGGGTTTGAGCGTTTCGGGCGGCTGTTCCGTTTTCCCGCACAGAGCTTTCCAGTCATCCGACGTCCCGTAAAACAAATCTAAATCCAGATTGCCGTTCCAGCTGTTCAACTGTCCGTTGGAGGAATACTGCTGCATGACAAAGCCACGGAACGGAGCCACGCTTCCATCCTGCCAGGGATGTTCCACAAAGCCCGTGGGGTTCATGTCCGCATACTGCGCCAGCCAGAGCTTATAGCCGTCAGCGGCGATTGCAGAAAAATCCTGTGACCGGACAACATAGAGGGATGCGTACACAAGGCACTTTATCCCGGTCAGAGACTGAAAAGCGTCAAGAAACTGTTTCAGCCAGACCGTACCCTTGTCCGTCGCGGGGGATTCGTAATCCGCACAGGGTACAAAACAGCCAAGATAATCTTTGATGGCGTTATAAAAATACTCTGCCTCCGCTGTGGGGTCGTCCCCGATGCAGTAATGATATACACCCATCGGCTTGTTGTTCGCCCGGAGCCAATCGGCCCAGCCCTTGAATTCCGGGTTGACATAGCCCGTTCCCTCGGTGGCCTTGACTATTACCCCGTCAAGTTCGTTTTGAGCAAACAGAGCCGCGAGATCGATTCCCTTTTGCCAGGATGCAATGTCGATAAAATTCATGGTTTTACCTCGTTACTGTGATAACCGGCTCTTCATATCCGGCAAAGTACATATCTCCCCAAATTCGCGTCGTATACCCATTCTGTTCCGTAAAGGTCTATCCCGTTTACGCCAAAGTTTGTATGCGCAAAATTGAGCGTTGGCAAAGCGTCGTTTGGCGAACCCGCAAAAGAAACCCCGCCTTTATATATTTCGCTTCCGCCTGGGTCAACATAGTACATAGAAAGAACCTGATATGAATTCGCTGCGGCGTTATATATATTTCCTACGACTACAAGTGTTTTTGCGTCCTCGCTATACGCCCTTATAACGCCGGCGCTCAAATCAAAATATGTATCGCCATCTACACTTTGTATTCTCCCTGTCTTGATATTGTCCCCGTTGATAACAGTGTTTCCGCTTGTGCTCAGATTTGTCACCGTCACATACCCGTTCAGGTTGACCTTGCTGGCGTCAATGGTGATTTGTTCTGCGCTCTGGTTAATGGTGCTGATGATTTCCGTGCTGGTGGTCTTGTCCTCCCAGGAGGGCGTCCAGTCCGTTGCCAAGGTGCCTTTTTCGATTTTAATCTCTTTCAAACTCAATGTTGCCGGGGTATCGAAGTTTGAATCGGTATACAGATTGAGATGAACCCGATATGGACCGTTTACAACCGCCGCAGCTGTAAATTGACCTGATATTTTTCCCCATTCGGTATCAAAATCACTTGACCCGAAATACAGATTATATGCGTCGGAAATCGCCGATGCGTTATAAATGCCTACTCCAAAACTGCCAACGCTTCCCGCTTTTTTGGCATAGCAAGAAAATGTGTAGGTCTGTCCAGGTTCGAGTTCGAGCGCGTCAGCGTAAAATACGCCGGAACTGCTTGCAGCCGGAACGGTAATATCCACTTGATGATTGGCGGCGTCAACGCTGTGCGTGGCTGCGGTGCTTGTCCAAAAGCGCCAACCGGAGAAATCACCCGTGCCCACCAGCAGATTGCCACCGGCGACTTCCTTTATCGTCTTGCCCACCGTGCTTGTAATGTTGGATGCACTCTGCTGAATGGCGCTGTTCATCTGGACGGTGGTGGAATAGCTTTCCAGTTTTTCGTCCGTGGAATTCAGCGCCTTTTTCAGCGCTTGCGCGGGGGTCATGGAAACAACATATTCGTGCTCGATTTCCGCCTCATACTCCGCCGCGATGCCAGCCGTTACAGACGTGTTGATGTTCCATTCGATGCGGCATATCTGGTAATACTCCCCGTCGATGTATACATAATCGCCTATTTCCGCTGCCGGGTCGAGCAATGCGCCCGTCGCGTTAAACGGCTTATATACATATCCTGTTAGATTTGCCAACGCCAGGGCAGCGACTCCGCTGTTGGAGAAATTACAGGCCGCCTTAATGACCGTCCCGGTGGAATTTCCCGCTGCTGCGCTGTCCCCTTCGTAGGTTTCCAGTTCAACGCCGCTCACCGGCGAGAGTGCGGGGCTGTCCGAAAAATCCATCATGTTCATGCCGATATCGGCATATGGGTCAGGAACGTCGCCGTTGTTCCACGCTGTTGCGGTATCTCCCAGCTCCAGCTTTACGTTTTTCAGTCCCATGTATGTCGGCTGCGGGGATGAATCTGGCGGAACGATAGTAATTATCACGGATTTGCTTTCGTCTTCCGTGCCGCTTGTGAAAGTAAAACTGAAATGTCCCCATTCCGATGTAACGCCCGCCGATGGTATGTCCTCTTGCGCGAGCGAATGCATCACTCCGTTTTTGTCTTTGTAAGACACATAAATAACGCCTGGGTAATATCGGCTTGGTCTAACGCACCGCACAAGAAAAGAAAGAGTATATTCCGTATTTGGCAAAAGGGATAAAAACGGTGTGCTTGCCCTGCCTATTTGAACGAGCCCCGTGTTGTTTACCCATTCAACAGAGTGCTCATCCGGGTCCACGGTGATGGTTAACCCGGAGTATTGGTCGCTTAAAGCAAGCTGCCACCCGGTAAAATCATTTGCGCCGTCCAGCAGATTGGGTCTGGCGGCGGGGGAATAGTTTTGCATACGGACAAGACGCAGTTTGTTTTCCGCGCTGATGTTCCAGTTGCCGCCCAGCCCCGCCGCGATAGTGCCCAGCCCTTCCCGCGCCGTTGACGCCGTATCAAGCCCCACAAAGGCTACCGTGTTGTCCAGCTCGGAAATGGATTCGATCTCGATCCCCGTTGCCGTGGATATCAGATTCGCCGCCGCCCGCGCCGTAATGGGCCAGTTGTCCGGCAGCGTTACCTTGTCCGTCCAGCTCGTTTCTGTTTTCAGCATCGCGTCAAAAGCGATAATGTTCAGATCTCCGCCTTTGGTCTTGCTGCGCTCGTCGGTGTAAAATGTGCCCATATCCAGCCATTCGGACTGTTGCAATCCGTCATCGGACACAAGCCGCACCCGCACCTTGAATTCAGCCGCGCGCGGCCATACACCGGAATCCAGCCTTAGCGTCAGATTGCATTGCGTGCTGTTGGTGTTGCCGATGCTCGGTCCGTTTCCTTCAAACAGGGCGGGAGCGATTTTGATTTTTTTCAGGACATCCGTGCCATATACATTTCCTCCCTGAATTACCTGCACGTCATACTTGCTCCCGGTTTTTCCACGGAGAAATCTGTAAAGATTAGATGTTTTTTTCATTTTTTACCTTTCCACCAGCGGAAATGTCACGCCGTCCCACAACTCGGCGCCATCCGATTTTTTTATAAGGAAGCTCGCCGGGTTGTTGTTGGAATACATCTGCTTTGTCACTCTGCCGTACATAGGGTCGTCGTAAGTGACGGTCACATATTCGGGGTAAATCGTGTTCAACACCGTAGCCAGCTCCGTGCTTTTCAGCGGGCGGCAAGTGATATCCATTCGGATTTTTGTTGCCACTCTCATGCGGTGCATGGTGCCGTCCATAGTTCTGCCCGCGTCCGCGCCGTCAAGGTCGTTTCTTTGCCACTTCAGCCCCCGGTTTGCAATAAAAGGGGTCATGTCTATGCCGTTGATCGTCAAAACCATAAACGCGCCCCTTTTTTATACTGTCCCGGCAGCTCTGGCCTGCTGCCTCTGGACCCTTGTAACACTGCGGACAAAGGAATCGAAGTCCGCGCTGCCGGTGCCTCTGTCCGTGCGGGAAATGTCCTGCGCAACGCTCAAAATCTGATAAAGCACGGTAATAATGCCGCTGTCCTCTATTCCGTCCGCAATGCTTTCCTCTCTGGCTTCCGTCTGTCCGCGCCTGGACTGTATGGCGTTCATTTCAGCGGCCACTTTACCGATCCACTCGGTATTGCGCTCCAACGGGATAATCGCTTCTTTTCCGGCTTCCCCGGCCCCGATCAGCGTCGCGCCGTCAACAATACCGCCTTGCGCGTACCACGAAACGGTAAAGCGCGGAATGCTCAATATCCCGCCTATATCCTGCCACCACCAATCAATGTGCGGCATTTTTGGCTTCGGCAAAGACCAGGAAAAATTAAGCAGATTTTTGATTTGGGAGATTTTCCCGGAAATGGTACTGCGTATTCCTTCCCACTTTTCGGTAACGCCGCTCCACATTTCCGAAACACGTTGAACCACGCTGTTTTTCATCTGCGTCCATCCGTTGGAAATGTCGGTGCGTATGCTGTTTATTTTGGCTGTGATGTTTGTTTTTATTTCATCCCATTTTTGAACGACCTTATCCCGCAACTCGCTGGTTTTTTGAACGATGCTGTCCCAATTGTTGTATACTGCAAGCGCCATCCCTACAGCCGCTGCCACAATCGCCGGAATCCACGAGCCGGTCAGAAGGGAAATGCCTATGCCCACAGCTACGATTCCTGCCTCCATAAGCCAGAATGCTTTTGTGGATAAAGTGCCGGTAGTAATCCATTGCTTTAACCCGATTGCAAGCATTCCAATACCGCCGACAAGCAACACGATTCCTGCGGCTGCGCCGCCAATTGAAAGCCCAAGCCCGATTGCGGCGGCTGTTACGCCCCCTATCATTTCTGCAATATTGTCCCAATCCGGTCCGTTTTTCCATGCATCAATAAAACCTTGCGAATAAACAACTGCTCCTCCAATTGCAATGGCAAAGCCAAGAATTTGCTGCATCGACAGACCGATCTTGAAGAGATTGTTTAAAAAATTAATCAGCTTCCATGCAAGAATTGCCGCCCCTATGCCGATTGCAACGGCTTTTATCAAATCAAGATGGTCTTTAACCCATGATAGTGCCGTTTTTACTTTATCGGTCCACGCCGACAATTCTGCCTCCTCAAACATGCTTCCATAATCGGGAAGTGCCGCACCTCCACCGCCACCACCGGCAGACGGTTCTTCAAGTCGGTTGATCTCGTCAAAACCCATGAGCTGGTTTTTCCACTCTTTAGCCGCGCCCGCGCCTGCCGCCGTGGTGTCGGCCCATGCCTTTGAGTAGTCGATGGCTTTCAGGTATGTACTCCTGCCACCGAGAACGGCGAAAAATTGCGCAATGGCAGCAGCCGCGCGGGTGACAAGTTTAACGATTTCGATCAGAATGGGCGTTATCGTCGCTTTCAGCGTTGCCCATGCCGCGCCGAGCTGGTTGCTCATTTTAAAACTGCCAGAGGATAGATTGTCGTAAGCGTCCGCGATATAACGTGTAGAATCGCCCATTGTCTTGGAGTACCAATAGGCATTTTCCGCGCCCTCGCTGAATGCTTCGCCGACCGCCTTGATTGCGCTGCGGATAACGCGGTAAAAAGCAATTCGTTTTAAAGAATTTAGAATGTTGGAAAGCGCACTTACTCTTTTGTGGGCTTTGCTGACATCATCGGAATTGATCTTAATGTTTTGCTTGGAATACTTTTGCAGATTCCGCAGACCATCGGATACTTGATTAAGTTGCTCTACCGCTTCATTAGATGATGCACCTATTTCAATGGTTAATCTCGTTGTAGTGATTTCGTCCATAGGCACACCTCCTTTACTTTTTCCAGTTTTTCCCCGCCATAACCATGTTTGTCATGTAGGCTTTGGCGTATACCGCTTCTTGTTCTTCCCGCTGTTCCCTGTCAAAGTCGGTCTCTTCCCGTTTTTCCATTTCAATCGGCTTTTGCGGGTATTCGGCGGGTTGCGCGCCCTTCTTGCGCATCATATTTCCTACCGTGGCGTCCAACGCCCGATAGGAGTAAACGCCATAGAGCCACGCTTCTTCATTCATGCGCTGTTTGCGTAGTTTTTCCGCTTTGTAAAATGCCCGCACCATCAGCGGATCGCCATACCAATATTGTTCGTAGGTCATGCCGATAGCCATGTAATACGGGCAATCGTGTTCGTATATTTCCGTGAGTGACGATGGAACTATTACAGTTCCACCGTCACACGGGAGTTTTTTTCCAAATCCTCTTTGTCCTGAATGATGTTGTTGGCGGCGGTTGCCTGTCGGTAAAGGTCGACCAGCCGAATACCGATTTCCTCTGTGATGCCGCCCATCTTGTCAAGGAGGGCCTGCGCCTGATTCAGCGAGACATTCTTGTGCTTGGCCCGAAACGCGAAGTAGAAGAGCTTGGGAATGTTCACGTTAGGCAAATCAAAAGTTTCCTCGACCTTGTACCCCTGGCTTTCCACCCAACGCACGCTTTCGCGGTTGAAATCCAGCTCGTACTTCTTGCCAGTGTCGTTATCGGTGATATAGATGGGATTGATTCTCTCCTCCATCAGTTACCTCCCAAAACGGTCTGGCTTGCGGTTGCGAGCGTGGGCTTGGTTTCCCACTTCGGAGCGCTGTTCGGGGTGATGTACAGCGTGGTCTCGGCCATAGCGCCAACGGACGCCTCATTCAGCCCAAGGGGGGAGGGGTCGCCCTCAAAAAACACGGCGTCGTCCAGCTTGGGATGCACCACGGCAAACCAGGTCGCTTTTCCGTCTGCGGCGGCGGTATCATGCGCGCTGTTGCAGGTCTCCCATGCGGTAATCAGGTCGGCGGTCAGATTCGCGCCGTATTCCAGCGCGCCGCCCAGGTTTTTCAGACCCTCCACATACGTCCGATATTCGGTCTCCATTAGCGTAGTGCTGTCAATGGCGTCGGGCGCGGGGTTAAAACTCGGCATGGTCTTGACTTCGGGGATCACCGTATAGCCGGTAGTAGGCCGCGTTCCTGCCGTAGTCTCTACCGCATAGCACAGATACATACCGGCAGTGGAATATCTCTGAGACATATCAAGTCTTTCCTTTCATTTTTTTCGTTAATTCCGGTAAATCCAAAGGTCTTTGTCTACAATCGCCTCGTATCGGCATACGATTCTGTAAATGGTCGCGTCGTTTAGATTCGGCACCTGGTTTTTCATGGTGCGCGTAAAGCCTATGGCGGCAAACGCTTCATCCATCGTGGCGGCTATGGCTTTTGCCTCTGATTTTTTCCCGGAAACTTTGTTGCTGTAAATGTTCGCCTCATACATGACCGAGGCCGCGTTTTCTATATTCAACGTGCGCATACGTTCCACAATGCGGTTGTCGGCCTCTACAATGCTCACAGCGGGGAATTTCGGCGGAGCCGGCACATACTCGCCCGCAACAAAAATGTTCTCGTAGGCGGCTCTCAGCGCGTTCGCAACGGTATCAAATACATCGTTTTCAATGTCAATCACGCGCCGAACACCTCCCGTGCTATACTTTCGATTTCTCGCTGAATATCTTTCGCCGTGTTGTACATCGTCATGCTTGGCGGGTTGCCCCATGTGTGGCCGCCGCCCGCCGATTTCGGAAGATACCAGCCGTTGGGGTCGTTCCAGTGTCCTTTTGTGCTGGGATATGTGCCCGGCCCGTATGGTCCGGGGTTTGGATGCCCGTAACCGTAGGTAACGCCCGCACCAAATTCCAATATCAGGATTGTTGAGCCGTCCGCCACAATGCGATAACCGTTATCTATGGGCTCCACGGTTACGTTTACGTCCTTCGGACCGTCATAGGCCGCGCCGGAGAAACTTGCGTCTGCCAGCACCAAACCGTATTCTGCGAGCCGTCTGCACAGCTCGTCGGTTCTTCTTGGCAAGCTGTCACGGTATGCGTCCAATTGGTCTATCAATTCGTCCAGGCCCTGGACGTTTATGGTGATATTCACGACACGCTTACCTTTTTAACGGCGATGCTGATGGAATTAAGGCTTTTCGCCACACGCCGCACGGTGTAGTCATATACGGGCGTTTGTACGGTTACGGGCGTCGCGGTGTTTTCCCCGAACAGAGTGTCAGATTGTTGGTAGTCAATCGTAACGCCCTCTGTAAATTCAGGCTCTTTGTCGATGAACAACACAGAGTTTTCGTCAATGGGGCAACGCAAATCGTCGGTGACAATAACCTTGTCGTAGTTTTCCAAGTTGCCGAACTGCTCTGTATTGGACTGTCCCGTAGCCTGTGATATGTTGGCTTTCATCGGTACGGGGTCGGCATAAATCACGATGCTTTCTCCCGTCTCGTTCCCGTACTCGTCAATGATGGGGATTTTCTCGCTGAACAGGCAGTAGTAAAACGTCTTTTGATTCCGTTTCAGGGCTTTCACTTCAACACCCCGCATATTGGCGTGATTTCTTTCAGAAGAGAGTCGGGAAGATCGCCGCTTTCATAGGTGCGTGAAATTCCGTTTTCCCCGTGAGAAGTCTGCCCGTCCGCGCCTCTTTTGTTTATGAAGTACGATGCCGCTTTTGCCTGTGCTCCGCCGTAACGTGACAATATGTCGTCTCTGTCGCCCGTCCTGTAAGGGTCGGCGTGATTGTAAATTGCTTCACCGGCCAAGGACAAAAAGGCGGAGATAACGTCCTCGTCCGTTTCGTCGGTCATGGCCTTTACCAATACGATTTTTTCAGCGTCGGTCATTATCTCCGCCTCCTTGTGTCATTCCTCGGTCTTTTTCGGTGGTCTGCCGCGCTTTTTCGGTGCTTCCCCAGGGCCTTCGTCGGGCGGAAAAACCTCGGAAACAAATTCCTCTTCCGCGTGGGGCGTCACATCCGCAAGCGTGGTAATATTCTTGTTTTTCTCGGCCTCAAAGTGCCTGTGAAGCATCATGTCAGCTCACCGCCCTATCAAGCGCCGACAGACAGTTTAATCATGCCAGCCGGATTCAGCAGGTAGGGGGCGGCGAGAATGGAACCGGCCAGAACGGTAGACTGATTCAGGATGTCGCGGTCAGTCTCGATGAAGGAACCGCGCTTAATGAACACAGCCAGCGCGCCGGGCTTCACAATGTACAGGTTGCCGCTGGTCTTCAGCCGGTTGCTCACGATGACCTGGCAGCCATACGCCATGCCGACAACGCCGCGAATACGAACGTTGGCAGCGATCTCAGAGGCGGGAATCCAGTTCTCGCCGACAAGCTGTGCGTAGAAATCCGGGGTGACAATCAGGGCCTTTTCGCCCTCCATGTCCTCGCCGAATTTCGCCAGAGCCAGGGGGATGTCCGCAGGGGCCAGCGCCACACTGGAGCCGGAAGTTGCGTAGTTCTGCGCGGAGGCGGTGTTACCGGCCAGAGCGGACAGCAGGGCGTTGTCCATCGCGTCGTCAAGAGCGGTAGCAATCTGCACGCCCGCTTCGCCGATGGGGTCGCCGTAGCCGGACAGAACGGCCTCGTCGGTAATCTGTACAGCCTTGCCGTACTTCACAATGGTTACGGAGCTGGTGGTCTGTGCCAGCTTGGTAATGGGGATGTCGTACCCCTCGGAAACGGTGGAAGCCATGCCGATGTAACTGTAATAGGGAAGAGTCACGGTATTGCCCGCCCTGCCCTGCAGCGTGTAGTCGATCCGCGCCAGAGGAGCGAATACCATGTTGTCGGTCAGCTTGGTATCAATGAGGTCAGCCACGACCTGTGGATTGAACAGGTCGGAAAGATAGGTGCCGGTGGTAGTGTTTACCTGGGCCATTTGATTTCATCCTTTCGTTTTTGGGGGATTCATCTCCCCATCAGTCTGTTGTATTCATCGGGGTTTTTTCTGGCGAACTCGTTTCGCTGCAGATAGGTCATGCCGTCAAGCTGTTCCCTTGTCACGGTCGGGCCGTCAGAGCCGCCCGCGCCGGGGGCGGGGATTTTCCCGTACTCTGCCCGGAGCGCTTTTTCGCGGGCCGTCCACGCTTTTTGAATGGCCGTCAGAGCCGCGTCCGCGTCCTCCGCGCCGTACAGGTCTTCCGCAATGGCGCTGGCCGTCTGCTCGTCGCTGACAAAGCCCATGACCTTCTTGGAGGTCTCGGCCACCGCGAAACGCTTGCGCAGATCGGCAAGCTCTTTGTCTCTGGCCTCGTCGGAGATGCGCTTTTCCTCGGCGGCCACTTCCTCCGCGCTCTGTTTGGCCCGGAGCGCCTTTTTGTAGTCCGCCGCCTCCTTTGTCGCCTTGTCCAAAGCCGCTTTTTGCTTGGCAAGGTCGGCCCGGAGCTTGGCAAGGGCTTCGTTTTCGCTGGTGTTGCCAGTCTCGTTGGTCTCGGTCGCGTTTTCGGTCTCGTTGACCTCGGCTATCGCGTTGGTGTCAAGTTCTGCCATTTTGTTTTCTCCTTTGCGTTTTTTCGTGTTCTCTCACGTTTTTGAATTTTGCGAATTTTTTACCCTCGCTTCTCTGCGAGCCTTGCGCTTTTTAGCGTCATCTCCGACGCGATATATCCAGCGGTTTCCCGCAAATATCCGAAAATGCAAAAAAGGCAGTAATCCCACGGTTTTTCCGTGAAATCACTACCTTTGTGATTGCCTAAAATAACAAGTGGCAGGGGATAGGTTTTCCCTTTTCACCTGGCCGGGTTAGCCACTTGATATTTACTTTTCAGGCTTTTACATCGTTCCCGATGTGTTTGAGCCACGAGCGCAAATCCTGTCGCTCCATCAACATCCCGTTCTTGCAGGCGTTGGCCCGCGCCGTCTGCGCGATTTCAGCGATTTGCAGATTGGTACAGTCCAGAAATACCTTGCCGTATTTCATCCAAAACCGCTTGAACGCCTTTTCCGCTTTGGACAGATGTTCTTTGTTCTTGTCCGTGTGGTAAGACGGTTTCTGAAAATCGTAATAGCTGTTCAAAACCGTCATGCACACGGCGGTCTTGAATTCTTCCTCGTACCCGCGAGCCTTTAATTGCTCGCAAGCGCCGATCCGGGTTTGTATTACATTGTAATACGTCCGTAAAACGAAATCTTCCCGGTTGCTTCTGACCGTGCTGTTGTCGTTCCACCGCCAGAGATAAAACGGCGTCTCAATGCACTTTAATTTTCCCTCTTTTTGCGCCGTCACCATCGCCACGGTGTTGAAATAGCCGTCCTCGTGCAGCGTCATGGCAGGGTCAAATCGGATGTTGTTCCCGATCAGAAACGACCGCTTATATATCTTCCCGTGCATGAAAGTAAAGTCGTTGTCATGCCGGATAATCGTCATTGTGTTGTCGGCGGTAAATGTTTCCTCCACAAAGTTGGAATAGATATAGTCGTACCCATCCTGCATGGCGGCAAACACAAGATGTAAACCGTAGTTGTTTAAAAAACCGTCGTCTATGTCGCAAAACATGACGTAATCGGCATTACTGTTGTCCAGACCGTAATTCCGCGCCGCCGATACGCCCTCATGCGCTTTCACATGGCAAATGATTTTATATGGGTATTCCGGTATCCGGTCAGGGTCAAAAACAACATCGTCCCCGTCGTTCACCGCAATCACGCGGATGTTGTCAAAGCAGACGCCGCGCTGTGTGGCGATGGTGTCAAACAGATATTTGCATGTTTCCCACGGTTCTTTGTAATGCGGTACGATGATATCCAGCGTCATGCCTTATCTCCTCTGTGAAATGACGGTTGTAAAACGAGAAACCGAGCCGCCGCGGCTTGAAAAGGAGGAGTGAAAAGTGGGTAAATATTATTCCGCAACTGGTAAAAGAACGCATCTACACCGATAGTGCGGTTTATCTGGAATCCTGTTAATAGGAAAAACCTCTCCGTCGCGGTCTGCGCAGACAGTACAAACCTTGTTGTCCCGCTCTGTTACCCAACGGACTTTTTTTACACCGGCGTCTTTGTAAGCTCCGATTGTCGCCTCATCCACGCTTTTGTCCGCGTACTGTGTCACTTGCAGCGTCCATAGCCGAAGTGCCCGGTCAACGGTTTCGCCCTTGTCGTGTGTGGCGATCAATGCCTCAATGGTGCGTTGCTTTTTGCGTTCGGCCTCCGGCAGAAATTGGTATTCCGTCACCGGGTCGTATTCTTCCAGCATATCCAGAACCCAATCCTCGGTGATGCTGTCCGCCGCTATTTCTTCGGCCTTTTTCTTATCAATTCCCGCCCGAATCAAAGCCGCCGCGTATGCGTCCTCTGCTATCTGCTCATATCGCTTTTTTGCCAGTTTAACCGAATCGTCGTATGCGGCGGTCACTTCTTGCAAAATATTCAGCTCGTCAAACTTTAACTGTTTGAGCCGTCCGAAAGCGCGCAGATTGCGCCGGTTCATGTCCTTTATGGCTTTGTCGGCAAAGGCGTACATTATTCAGCGTCCGTGTCCGTTTCTTCCGTCTGTCTTTCTTTCACGGCTTGCGGAAAATTGTCAAGTTGCGTGGCAAGCTCTTCCTGGTAGGCGTCGTAAACCATCGAATCACTCTCCGGGTCCTTGGACAGCTTCGAGAATGTGAAAGCCTGGATAGACGGCATACCTGCGCTTCTCAGCGTGGAGAAGGATTGCGTTTTTGTCAAAAGGTCCTCATAACTGCGCCGCCCGAATTTCGGCTCCAGGTCGGAAACGGAAAGCCCGGTCAGAACGTTGGCCCCCGCGCAGATTTTCAGCACGATCTTCAAAAACGTGGTCTCGGCCTCTTTCCACATGCCTTCTGTTTCAAGGGACCGGGCTTCGGCGTTCCACCAGCCGTTTTTCATAATGACAGCGCCGTTGTTGGAGCTGTCAGAGGTGTTTCCGTTGCTCTGCGACGGCATACCCACGATTTCAAGAATCGTCTGGTAAATATCGTCCACAAGCGTCTGCGTCTGGCTTTGGTCGAGCTGTTCATTGAGATAGTACAGATGCCCGGATTTCCCGTCAGGCGTGGGCGGCAGTTTGATCGCGCCGGTGGCCTTGGCCTCGTCGAGCGTTTCCTGGCTGACGTCCACGCCCTCAAAAACCATCATCGCCTGGATGAACTGTTCGATCCCGTCCAGACGGTTGCTCTGCGTGGTATTCAGCGCGTCCAGCAGGGGTAGCACCACCTCAAACGCTCCCATGTAAAGGCTGTTGCACGGATATTCAATCAGGGGGACCATGCCGAAGTTGTGTACGCTTACCGTCACTCCTTCGGCGACCTGCGTCGCCGTTCCCTCCAGCGTGAACGTCTCGTTGGCCGTGTAAACGGTATACCGTACCCGGTTTTCCAGTTCGTCCAAATAAACATAGTTCACACCCGCCAGAATGCGCTTTGTCACGTCGTTGGCCCGGATAACAAAAGTGTTGCGCGGGTCGAGTGTAAATACTTCAAACGGGGCCTCATCGAAAAGTTCGCCGTTGGCGGCCCTCACCGCTTTATCATTCAGCACCAGTCGATAACCGACGCCGTGTGTGAACATCTTGTAGGCAAGCTCCATGTCCTTGCTCTGCTTGCCCTCGGACAGCATCAAGGAATTGAGCTTTTCTACCTTACGCGGCACGGACTTTTTACTGCCACGTGAAATGTACTGTATAGGCTCCCCCGCGAATTCTGAGCACTTGAATGTCACTATGGCATTAGCAACATTTACGCAGATTTTGTTATTGATCTCGCTGTTATAGATTTTCACGCGGTCAAGGATAGGCTGAATACCGCGAATGTACTTTTCCAGATAGACCTCTTCCGTGCGGTTGCGGGTATGCACCTTCATGGCCGCATTGAGGACAGAACGCGCGTTTGAGCGCGTGATCTCCGCCTCATTCGTGAATATCTGTCGCCTTCCGTGCAGCGCCATAGGAGAGACAGCGGAAAAAGTATCTTCATTTGAGTTTTTAATGCCCTTGACACGTACTTCCTCGCTCACGCGCTAACCCTCCAAAAAACAAAAAACGGACTAACCGCCTACAATTCGTAAGCAATTAGCCCGTAATGGCTGATGCCGTTGCCCGTTGTGCCGATCAGCGCGGCTTTGCAACGACCACTTCATATTTCTTCTTTGTGTGCATTTCCCAGATTATCAGCTTATTGCCCCTGACAGAAACTTGAACGTCTTTCCCAGCTGACAACGCCTCGTTGATTATCGCAACGGCATTGTCTGATAACGATATAGGGCAATTTGGCATCCGCACACTCCGCTAAATATATTTTTGCACATACATTCTATCACAATAATACCATACTGTCAAGTATTTTTGCTTTACACTTACCGCCGAAACGGACTGCGCAGAGCTTCAACCTTTGATACGGTCAGATTTTGGACATACTCCGACAATTGCGCCACGGCGTCCGGTGCGTCATCGTGACTGTTTCGCCCGGTCAAGGTATAGCCGCACAGTGCGTTCAGAAATACGCGGTATTCTTTATTTTGCTTTATAACGCTATTGTCAAGAAACAAAAAGTGTTCTTTGGCAAACGGAGAATTAACGATGATTTTTGTTTCCTTGTTTGCCGTAGTCCACTTTTTTGTGATTTTTGTAATCCCGCCCTGTGCTTTTATCTTTTCTTGTACCTTATCAGCGGTTCGGCCACCGGCAGCGTTGCTTTCAAATTGGCACATTTGAACTTTATTGCCGAGCAGTTTCAAAACAAGCTGCTCGTCTATGATCTGCGGAGCATAGTTTTCATAAACCAAATCGTGAATATAAAAATCTATTCCGTACTGATATGCTATCAGCATACAACAGAAGTCTTTGCCCGTGTCCTTTGTATCAGTCACGGCGATTATCGCATCCGGTTCACGATCAGGAAGCTCAAAATACCGGCGAAGCTCCTCTTCACAATATAGTTGCCCTTCCCGCTCTATCGGCTGCGTCATGTATAGCGCCCGCCAGCTTGCATCATCCATAATGTCGCGCTGTTCATGATAGAATTTTGTTGTAAACCCCACTCCGTTCGGGTAATCAAAATTGCTCTCGTCGTTTTCGTCAAGCGCCGGAAGGTGTATAAACCGAGCCATCGGATCATCAGAATACATTTGCTCCAACCGGTCTATCGGATCATGCACGCTCCACGGAGTTTGTATCAACAGTTCAACGCAATCACCGATCATACGTTGCCGCAAGTCAGTGTGGTATTGCTGGTATAGTTTATCCATCCGTTCCCTGGATAACGCGCTTTCAATGCCGTCAACAAGGTCATCTGCATAAAGCAGATTAGACGCACGGACTTTACCGGCATTTCCAGACCCGACAGAACTAAATTCAAAGGTTTCAAACCGCTTGCGATCTCCGAGGTCGATCCTCATATCTTGCGCGTTCGTTTTTACTACTTTTGAACCAGGATAAATTTCATGAAATCTATATTCCCCTTTCGGGTCTAACATCCTGAGTATTTCATCGTACAATCCGCGAAGAAATGAATTGCTATGGGACGAATACAGAATGCTCAAATCCGGTCTTTCGCCGCCCATGCAGATTGTCCCCATCTCAGCCACGGTTGTTTTTCCGATACCAGGCGGAGCCATTATCCCCAACAGGCGAATCTTGCGCTTGTTCAAATCCTCCAATGCCTTCACAACGGGATATAACTGTTTGCGGCGTGGAAGATAAAACTGCTTTTTCAGTTCGCGGTTGCTTTCGGCATATCGAAACGCACAGTCAAAGTCACCCGCCCTGGCATCAAACAGAAGCGTCTTGTTATATAAGTCCAGCGCCCTTTGCCCGCCGCCAGACCGGATAAACCCGTGCGCCTTTGCCCGGACGGTTTTGTTCGTCGCGTGGTCGTCCATATTGACACAAAGCGAAAAAGCGTCCTCCAGCGCGGACAGGTCATCCATGCCGACAAGACGCTGCTTTAGTTTTTCGTAATCAACAGGAATATGCGTTTCCTCCAGCTTTTGCCTTGCTCGGCTCCGTGCGCACCCAATCAGAAGATGCGTTGGCTGCGGCAATCAGGCTTGAACTGATACTGCGGGTGTCAAAGACCCGTGTGCTCCCGTTACACCATGCCGCGCCGTTTTTTTCCGAAAACAGGGCAGGGGACTGTCGCCGCCCATCATTTGTGCAAATTTTACAATCCTTGATTTTCCCGTCAAATAACCCCGCAAAAACGCCAGCAACACAGACCGCCCCTTTTTGTTTTTTGCGGAATTTTTGAGACGCGCCTTTTTTATTTTTCGTTGCATTTGGGGCTTACCCGGCCCCTCCCCTCCCCCTACCATACCCCACGGGTGTGGGTACGCACGTTATCCCGGTCAGAAAGTGCGCGCAGGTTAACCATAACAGAAAAAGTAAACAAAATACCTATTTTGTTTAACTTTTAGGGGTCAAAACAGGCCAAAAACAGCCGATTAACGCGCCGCTTCCGTCAAAATGCACAACAATTTAGTCTTCCGGTAAGTCCTCATAAGTTGCAGCTATTTCCTCCACTGATTTTTCCGCCAGGGAAGAAGCTGGAGCCGCTACAATGTCCACTTGGTCCCGGTACCCGTGTATGTTTTTCAGCAAAAAGATGCCAGATGCGGGGTTAACCTTACCATTTAACATATAATCGTTCATTAACTCCTCCAACATCGCATATGCTTTGTTTATCAAGTCGGAGTGCGTTTTATCTCTATATTCTCCTCGCCTCCATGAGTTAACGGTATCGCGAGAAATGCCTAACCAGTTACACATACCAATGACGGATGGCTTGCGATCATTCTCAACGCAGAAAGTAAAATAGTCTGTAAGCCGCTGTTGCACCTGCGCCGCATCTGAAATATCAATCGGCGGCAAATCAAGAGAGGCCATAGCAAGCCGCAAATACCGCGAATTATCACCAGGTTGTGCAAGCTCCGCGCCAAAATTAGCAAGATCAGGCCGGTTACGTCTCCGTTTGACCGCTTGCGTTGTATTCGTAGCAAGCTCTTTATTATCCTCCGCCACGGTCAAAACCTCCTTGTCAAGTAAAATTCCTTTACACCACAATAGCACAGACCGGCAACAATGTCAAGTAAAAGCACTTTACACACACGCAAAATAGCATTGTTACTTTTTGTTTTCAAAGTCCTTGATCTTATATATAATGTATAGGGGGGGGAAAAAGAATCCTCTTAATAAAGTAATACCAATATAAAGCCGCACAGCGTACAAAGCGCCTAGCGTGGTATTATTGCCATCTGATTGGTTGCCCCGCGCATGGGAACGCAGATAGGGCAAAAAATTTTAAATAATTTAAAAACAAGTGTTGACAAGTAAATGCATACGTGCTAATATAAGGACGTACCAAGCAAGGGACACAAAAACAGACAGGGGGCGAGGCAATGACCGGCAGCAAACAGGCAAAGTACAACAAAGAGAAAACCGTTGTTGTCAATGTCCGGCTTGTAAAAAAAACCGAAAAGGACATACTTGACAAGCTGGGCAGCGTACCAAACAAAAGTGGCTATATCAAAAGCCTAATTCGCGCAGACATAGCAGAGGCAAAATACTTTGATCAGGCCGTCGAGTTGATGGACGACGACATCCGCGAGGAAATCCACGCAAGCGGCGAATATGACGGAGACAAAGCCGGATTCTTCCGCGAGTACGAGCGGCGACACAAAGAGAAATACGGCGAGGATTTTAGCATCTGAAAACAGCAAATAAAAAAGCCCCGGCAGCGTTGCGGCGCTAACCAGGGCAGCCCCGGCAGAAAGTTACCAAACAATCAAACAGAGGCATAAATATTATAACCTTTTTCAATGCCTCTGTAAAGTAAAATTTTATGGAGGTATTTTATAATGAAAAAATGGGATAGCAGAGAGCAAGAGTATATTTTCGACCACGGTTGGAAGCTGGACAAGGATGAAATACTCATTTTGACTAAATCGCAGTTTGATAAATACCAGTATAGCGGACGGTCTATCCGCGACAAATCAGTAAAAACACTTATGTTGCCCTCCGTTCATGGTTGTTGTCTGATTTTTGAAGGGATGCACTTTAGGATTGAGGACTGAGCCATGAAGCAAAAACTTCTTTCTTTCCTCTCCCTCATGGCGCAGGGCATGAACGAAGCATTTAGACAACAGTTTGCAGCATAGGAGGCGCGAAACATGGAACGTTCCGATATTGAATACAAAATTAGCCAACTGCGGAAAATGTACACCGCAGAAGCCAGCGAAGTAAGCGGCGGATATGGCGCTCACTTGAGCCATTGGAGCGGATGCGCGAAGCCGATTAACATTGACGCCGAGGCAATCCGCGAGTTGATTTTTTACTACGCCGCGAAACTCGAAAGCACGAAGTAAATAACGCCGCTGTCCTAACGGCTTGACGGGGAGAAAGGAAAATACAATGTACAGCGAAAAATACGGGAATCATGGCAAATGGAATATGGATATTTTTTATGGGCCGTCAATCGGATATCGTGCGGAAATGTGCTCCGAATTTTGGCCGGATGTTATTTTTGACCGCGCCGGGATGAATTGGCGGGAGCTGTCCGCAGAAATTCGCCGAAAAACAGGTATTTCAATTCCGGCGCGAAAATATTTCAAGTTTGAAAACCTATCAAGATGGGAGAAGATCGCCGGAATTGACGCAAGCCACACGCGCAAAAGCTGTATTGTCACAATGACCGACAGGAAAAGCGGCTGGATGGCGTGCAAACTATGGTAATTGTATAAATATACATTCTTTCAAATGGAGGACTTTACAATGGAAAAAACATATAGCGCATTGATTGAGCGGCTGGGAAAGTCTTATAACTGGAATATTTCATGTGCTGAGGGTTTAGAGCGGCAAGAGAATCTAAACGAATACGAAAAGCAAAGCATTATTGAACATAGAGCCATCGCCGCGCAGCTTGCAAGAATTATCGCGCGTGAGGCAGGCGAGACGGCATGATTATATTAGTTTTAACATTGACCGCATGGGCATTATTGCACAAATACGCACGACAGCCAGCCAGACGGCGCACAAAGACAGCTTGCGCCATTCCGGCAGCGCCCTCCCCGGTGGAGATTGAACGCCAGCAGAAAGAGAGCGCACGCGCCGCAAGAGAGGCCGAACGCAAGCAAGCACAAGCAGAAAAGGCACGCGCTGCAAGAGAGCAAGCAAAGCAGGATTATATATTCTATTCCGGGCGGCTGGAAATGCTCTATCAGATGGAGACAGACAAGGCCCGAGCCTATCAAAAAGCCGTGGAGGCAGTCAACCACGACGCCGAGCAAAACAAATATAGCTATGTGATCGGTGAAAAAGTGGTAAACAAGCACATAGCCGAGCGGGACAAATTGCAAAAAGAGCTGCTAAAACTTCAAAGTCAGATCCACGGAGCCGAAAGCAAGTTTGCAAAGGCGAAAAGCGTATTAGCAACAGCGTAAAACTTGAAGTGTACTAAAGCCGGGGAAAATGACCCGGCTTTTTTAATGCCCTGTAAAGCCCATGAACGCGCCGCAGATCGCCGCGCATATCCCAGCACAAGCCACTCCGCGAAAACGCGCCCAGCGCCCTACAAAGCCCAATACAAAGCAAATCAGCCGGAGCCACGCGCCCCGGCTTTTACCATGCCATTTTGTCGCTTTGCGTTTAAAGCCGTTTAAACGCGTTTTAAGAGCGTTTTGGTTTTGGCTATGTTCTTATACCCCTAAAGCATTAAACGCCGTCGTGCGCCGTTTTAGGGGGCAATTACGCGAGATAAGCGCGGCGACTATGCAAGGCGGCAAAGCAAAGCGGGAAACGGTGGAACGCGGCGGGTTGAGCGGTCGATTCTGAAAAACCCTTTCTGCGCCCTTCTGCGAAAAATTTTCAAAAAAATTTCCCTTCTGCGACTTTTGAAAACGCCCTTCTTCGCTTTCTGCGATTTGAAAAAATGAAAACCTCTTTCTGCGCGTTTGGGAAAAGAAAAACCGCCCCATTCGGAGCGGCCTTAAAAACTATCTTAAACTATCTTGAAACTATCTTAAACTATCTTTCTTTCAAATATTTAGTAATTTTGTTGTGTTTGGTTTTGTTTTTTGTGACGGCTTTCCGGTCTCGCCTCCTTTCTGCGATTATGTCCTTTTTCTCCTCCTTTCTGTTTGTTAATTTCCTGTCAGGTCGATCATGTAGCTGCTGCTTTCGCCCAGGACGGTATCCGGCAGCTCGCCGTTCCACTGCTTGATCCAATAGTAATCTATCAGGTCATCGGTCAGAGCTTCCGCAATGCGCTGATTCATTTCGGCCTCGCGCTGTCCCGCGTAAAGGCTTGCCTCCGCCTGAATCTGTACGACTTCAAGATCAGCCTGTGCCGCGATAACGGCCTGTTCCGCTTCCGCGTTGGCCGCGATAATGGCCCGTTCCGCAGCTGCTTCTTCCTCCATGATTTTCTGCGCCTGTTCCGTTTCCGCAGTCAGTTTATTTTGCGCGGCCACCTGTTTGGCTTCAACGGCATTCGTAAAGGCGTCCGTAAAATCAATATCTTCAATCGAGATGGAAACAATGGTAATCCCGTAGCGCTTCATGTCGTTGGCCGTGGCTTCCGCGATGGTGTCCGAAAGACTGTCCCGTTTCGCAATAAGGTTTTCCGCGCTGTATTGCGAGAAAACAGCTTTCGTATTTTCCTGGATGCGCGGGAACATAATATTATCGTAATATCCCGTTCCAACGGTTTTGTATAAAATCTGTGCCGTTTCCTGGTCTATGCAGTAATTCACGGACAATAACAAATCCACTTGCTGGATGTCGCTGGAAAAAGCAGACGTTTCAATCTGTACCTTCTGCGTCCGATTGTCCATCTTTATCACTTTCTGCCAGGGTGCGACAAAGCTAATACCGGACGGGATCGTTCGGTCTTCCACTCTTCCGAAAGTCGTCAAGATACCTGTATATCCTGTCGGAACAATGGCAACACAGCTCGCAATGATTATCCCCAGAGAAAGCACGATTGCGATAAAAACGGGATAAGTGATTTTTTTCGGTTTCTGCGGCTCTACCACTTTGCGATAGGAATCGTTTTTGTGTTTCTCGTAATATTCTCGGTTTTCCTCATATTCTTCGTTTTTCTGTTTGTTCAAAACAGCCGTACAAACAATGCCGCCAATCAGGGCAACAGCGGCGATGATGATTGCAAACATTTTTTCCTCCTTTTCCTCTGTTAATCTTCGTTACTCTTCTGCGCCTCGATGATTTTCTGGATCGCCTCGTCAGCGGTCAAATCAAACCTTTTTGCGACACGCTCCAAAGCTTCCCTGTCAACGGCGGACAATTCTTTCTGTTTGGCTTCTTCTACCGTGACCGGCTCGTCGTGGGCGTCGATCACGGTTTCCGTCTGTTCTGCGGTCTCCGGCGCTTTCTGTTCTGTCTGTTTTTTCTTTTTCGGTTTCTGCGTTTCTACCCGTCCGACGACTTTCTTCAGCGCGCTATTCGAGCCGAAAATCTTGATCCCCAGCGCAGCGGTAAAGGCGGCGTAATCGCTTTCCGGCTCGTCCTGGCCGCGCTTTACGACGGTATTTGTACCATCTTCCCAAAGGACGGTCATGTAGTCGCCGTTTTTCAGAATGCGCTTTGGTGTGCGATAGTCTTTCTTTTTCTCAAGCGCTCTCAGTTCCTTATACAGCTTATCGCATTTCCGCTCTGCCGCTTCTCTCTTCTTCCGTTCGCAGAGGTATTCGGCTCTCCAATCGACGATGTTTGTGTAGTCCGCCGTCCATGTGTTCCAGATGTTCATCTTTCCTCCTTCATATGTCATGTTTCCGCCCTCCCAAATCGTTTTGCATCCACAAACGCCCTCGCCAAATCGTCTATGATCTGGTGCATATACCGCGCCTGCAGATCGTCCACGTTATCGGACACAAGGGACAGCTTCAGGTGCAGCAGTTCGTGGACAAGCGTTTTTTCCCAATCGAAGGGAACAATGCGATCCCCATAAAACGCCGGGTCAAGAATTTCAATTCTTGCCGTCTTGATCGATTCGCTCCAATCCACATCACCGGCAACGCCTTGTAATGTCATGTCATCCGGTACGCAGTTGTCCGCCAATTTTATACGCCAATCTTGCAAACCAAGCCTGTTCTGCCACTCCCTTAAAAGCTGTTCGTGTTCTGTCAGTTTTGCCATGCATTACCATCCCTTTGCCTTATCTCTGATATAATATGTTCTCGTCGGGTACGGTGTGCCGTTTGCAATTTCTTGCATACCGATGTATTTAGTCGGATTATCCTCGTTCCAAAGCTCCAAAAGCCACAAGCCACGCAAAAATCCGATCCGATTGGGATGTACGCGCCGCATTTTTTACAGTACGCCGTTCTTTTCTTCCTCCTTCCTCGCTTTCCGCTTTAGATACTGCTTGTGATTGTACTCTCGTATTTTGTCCGGGTTTTCAGTCGCCCATTTTTTCAGGCGCTCGGCGTATTCCTCTTTGTGTTCTGCGTAGTATTTCCTCATTTGCGCTTTTCGTTCTTCACTGACGGTCATTTTTCACCTTTCGCATAATAGCTATTGACAAACATAAGATAATTGTTTATAATAAAAAGGATTGGTATTTGGTATTTATCCCCGTCCTCTGTTGGAAACAGTATATTAAACAGTATATTTATTACACCTATTCCCGGTCAGAGGATAAGTTGTCCCATCACATACCTTTCTGTTCGCTCGCCCGTCGCCGTCAGGTGGCGGGCTTTTCTGTTTCATCCGGTCTCTTCAGCCGTCCCACGCCGTAAACAGTCCGCACAAAATCGTCCGCGTGTTCTATGGTCGGGTCTTTCATGTAGGCTCGTCCGGCGTCCTCCACTTTTGCCCAGAACTGACCGAAGCGTAGCGACGCCGCCTGTGAAGATTCCTTTTCGTTGATCTCTTTCTGTCTGGACTGAAAAATGTTTTTCTTTGCGTCCTCGCCCTGTTTCTTGCTGATCTTCCCCGCCTTGAAATCCCGGTACACGTCCCGGAGCTTGTACCACGCCAGCCAGTCATAGGGCATATTGCTGTCCGGGTACTGCTCGTTGATTGCGGCGCGGGATAGCTCCTCGTCGGTCAATCCGTCTGTTCCTCCTTTCCCTGTTCTTTCCTCCACGCCCGGAACCGCTTGCAAACGCATCCCAGGTCGGCAAAGCTGGCAATCAGCGTCTTACCCGTTAACTGCTGTACGCTTCTCGGACAGTCCGCAAACGGGCAATCCGGGTTAGCGCAATAGGTGATATCCCGCACAAATTTCCTCCCCTTCGGTTACAGCGGTTACAACTTGACCGAAAATCTTGTAACCGCGCAAAGCATTGAAATTCCTACATTTTTTGGCTCTGGTTACAAGGTTACAAAATTACAGGCCAATATACGCGCGAAGGGAATGCGAATATATAACGCCTCAATCCAATCTATACACACGCAAATATATATAAATATGCGTTTTCTTTGTAACCTTGTAACTTTGTAACCCATAATTCCCTGAAACGTTCAGAAAACACCGCAAAACGGACACTTTTCAGAACATTTCGGCCGGAAACGAAAATTTACAATTTCTTTCAAAATGGTAACTCTTCGTCGTCCGTAACCTCCGTAAAAGTCGCTTCTTCCCGCTCGTCGGCCATGCGGAGCTGTATCACACGGCAAGCGCTCTTCGTTCCAGGTATCTTCATGACCGCGCTGGCGTTGTCCTTGCCGGGGATCACCTTTTCTGTCCGCACGGCCCACGCCAGAAATGACTTCGGATCGAGGTTGTGATCCTTCAGCTCCCGTTCAAACACGCTGCGGATGAAGTATACGATGCGCTTGTCCTCATCCACCTTGCCCCAAATCTCGGTGTTTCTGTCATGCTCGAAGTGTACGCTGTTTTGCGCTATGTAGCCGTACAGCCATTCCAGGGTTTTTTGATTGATGTCTATGTCGCCCTTGCGCAGCAGCACAGCGGCCATTTCGTCCACGGTCAGCGCCATGCCGTCCTGGAAAATCAGCTCGGTAACGATGGTATCAGCGGTCAGAATAGCCGACGCGCTCCCGGCCTGTTTCTCCGTTACGTCATGCTCCAGAATCTGGTGGTAATAGTCCTTCTGCATCTGCCGCACCCGCTCCATGTTTTCCTGGGCCATCAGCCATTCCACAAACTCACGCCCCGCAAAGCCGTAGTTGTGATTGATGACTTCGCACAGCCCTACAAGGTCGGAATAGATTTTTGTGGGCGCTTCGATCTCAATGACGCGGTTTCTGGCCCCGCCGCCTGACAGGGGTTTGATAATCGTGTGCTCGCCGTTGGACAGTATCACGTTGCGCCATCTGGTTTGCCGTCTGAGGCCGCCAGACGCTTTTCCCTGCGATTTTGATACTCCCTCGCATAGCTGGTATATGATATCGTCAAAGTCCTTCACGCCCTGGCTGGTTTGGATTTGCAGCTCGTCCAGGCACATGGGGAGATTATTCAAAAATCCCGCCCGCGTTTCCTGTGCGTATCGCGTCCCGTTGAATGTGGTGACGTATTCTCCCGCTTCCGGGCAAGCCCACACGGACGCGGCCAGCATGAGCAACACCGTTTTGCCGTTGCCTGTGCCGCCCCAAACGTGCATCAGGAAGGGGAGGAGACCGCACGGCTTCAATATCGTGCTGGCAAAGGACGCCGCCAGATAAAACCTCGCCGCTGTCCGCTCACGGCGGACATTGCGGATAATTCTTTTCCATTCGTCATAATCACCAACGGATTTTACGGAGCCGAACATCCCGCCAAAGTCGTCCTCGCCGTCAAAATATATGTCCTTGACGTAGGGGGAGAACTCGTGATAGCCCTCGCCCACCCAGCCCAGACGCTTGACGGACTTTTCCTCTTTCAGCGTGTCATAGTTGTATTCCTCCATGTCCATCAGATAGGCGGATAGGTCTTTGTCGTTGCGCTTGTTTACCACGATCCCGAACTTTGCCAGGGATAAGATGTTGTTTGCTATGGTGTCCTTGGGGGTTATGTGTGTCTCGTCCTTTATCCTCCCTTCCTTTGTGCCTCGCCGAAACCATATCTCCAATAGTTCCTCTCCGGTGTCCACGTTTTTGAACCGTCTGACCGGGGCGATGGGGTGAGGGCATATAACCCTCTGTACCCCAAAGCCGTCTACCACTGATACGCCCTCGGCGTTGCAAATGTACTTTCCGGAAACAAGTTGCGTGTTCAACGGCAAGCCGTCAAACTCTGTCACGTTCGATCCTTCCGGCGCTACGTCCCCGCTCATGGATTTCAGATACATATTCCACAGGGACATAAACCCCTTAATTTTGACCGACGCGGCTTGTGCTTTGACCTTCTCTATCATTTGCTGCTGTTGGAATGGATTGTCCCGGAACGAATACAAAAACTCATACGGTTTATTTGAGCTTGTGTAATCGTCGGCCGTGAACACAGGTATTTCGACCAGTGAGCCTGACAAGCCATCACCTCCGTTTCTGTGTCTCTCTATCTATACCGGGTTATTTGAGCAATTCCGGGTTATCGTGAATAATTTTATGGATAATGCTTCCGCCGCTCACCCATTCCCCGTTGTCCGTCCGCTTGCCACGGAATAGTATTTCTCGCATATTACCTTCTGTCAGAATTTCTCCACCAGTGTATTCCGGTCGTCAATGTACACGTCGGCGTGCACTTTTCTCGGATTGTTGCCGTACTGCTGTTTCATCCGTTCCAGGTTGTCGTTTACCGCGTCGAACACAAGGCCGCGCTCTTTGCACCAGAAAACGGCCTCGTCCAGATCGCCGTCCTCCCGGAGCGTCCACAGTATCAGCTCGGCCCCGGCGCGTTTCTGCTCTTTCAGCCACGCTATCAGCGCTTCGTTCGGTCTGCCTATGTCCGGCCAGCACTCCGCGCATAGAGTGCCGTCAAAGTCTACGGCGATTATCAAAAAAATCCCTCCAGTTTATGGTTACCGGCGAAGTCGTATCCCGCTGATTGTACATCGAATATTGCCACTTGATTTTTAATCGGCTCCAGCATTTCTTCCCGCGCTCGCTGAAAGATTCTCCTGTCGATTTCAAAGCCGTAGCTGTTGCGTCCCAACTCATAAGCAGCCCGGAGAGAACTTCCGCTTCCGGCGCATGGGTCTATCACAACGTCGCCGGGGTCGGTGAAAATACGGATCAGTTCTTTCAGTGTTCCGATGCTTTTCTGCGTTGGGTGAATCTTCGGAATTTCTTTTCCGTCCCGTTTCCAGTAAAACCAGTTGAACACCATCTGACCGTCATTGTTGAATTTCGGGAGCTTGTTGCGATAAAGAACAAGTGCATATTCCGTAGCGTTGACAATGCGCATATTGGCTTTGAGCACTTGCGGGGAATAGTTCTTTATCAGCATGATAGGAGCGCCGCCTTTCCTGGAGCAAAGCCAACGATTAGCGCCGCTATATTCGTCCTTTTTCCCGTATTTGCAATAATCGCATTGCCCTCCAAGCCAAAGCAGAGCGGCGATATCGCGTTTTGCCATACCAAGGATTTCACACGATTGTTTATTGCTCTCTATTTCCCGTCCCCTCCTTCGCTCAAAATCTCAATAATCCGCCTTGCCGTGGAACGCCGGTCACAGAAAGCCCACTGGACGCCATACGCCATCTCGCACCGTATCATTTCGTCAATCAACCGTCTGCCGGTTACCGGAGAATAGTGGCTTTTCCACTTTACAACCTCGTTGATGGTCTTTACCGTCCGTCCGCTTTCGATCAGAACCACAAGCTGTATTCCATGTTCGTGCGCTCTGCGGACTTCCCGCCAAAAGCGGCTGCTGTCCTTGGCATTCAGGAGGTTGCGGGAGATTTCCTCAAGCGACATTTTCCTCTCTATTACCAGATTTGGATTGTCTGCTAATTGGTAATCCCCGCAACTTAGCGCCTTTACCTCCCACTCTATCCCGTGCCGGTCAAAGTAGTCCTTGATGTGGTCGTTCTTACGTTCTCTGCTGTCGAAGTAGAATTTTGGGTTTGTCATGTACTTTCATCCTCTGGGAAATGCCGTTTCGTGACCGCAATAGGGAACTCTTCGATTTCGGATGCCCACACAGCTTTAGCACCGCACCGCTCAAATACAAGCGGGAAACCACCAATGCCGTCAAACAGGCTCCCCATCGTAATGTCCCGTTCGTACTGAGCGCAGATACGACGCGCCAGGTATTGCCAGAACGGAAGGGCGATACTGTTTCCTAACGCCTTGTACCGGGGCAAATCGGCTTCTTTGTGCTTCTTCCCTTTTGTGTCCATCCATTTTCCTATATCAGTCCATCCGTCTGGGAATCCTTGCAGACGTTCACATTCAATGGGCGTAAGTCGACGGACTATGTTGTTTTGTATTGGGTAAGTTTCCGAATCTGCCCGGCAATCACAGTTTGCTTTTGCTTTAAGCGCGTTGCTGATTTCTGGGCATTCATACAGGTTTCTGCAATCTACGGCGGCTACCATAACCGCTTGCTGGTCGTGCATTGTATCAAACGTGTTTGCCTGTTCACTCATACTCATATTGTTCAACTGGCCGTTTCCTCCGCACAAGGCCGTGTAATCCGTTACCCGGTTCTGGTGATCTCCCGTTATGGTGGGGCTTATTACCCCATCTCCGTTTCCTCTCGCATCGTACACAACCGCGTGGCGGTCAACAGAATTTAGCGTATGTGCTGTACCTACGGAAATTCCGTTTCCATTTTTGTTTTGCATTTCGGTCTATAGGTTTTATACCCGTTGGAGGTTTTGACCGCAATACCCCCGGTCATGGACAAACGGCACATTCCGCTTGCAATCTTCCCAAACATTCCGTTAAACATTTCCACTTTTATTTCCTCCTGTTTTTGTAAATTTTTAGAACGGCAGATCGCCCTCTGTCTGCTCCGCTTCCTCAAACTGCGGCGCGCTGGCGGTCTGATTCTGCGTAGTTGCGTCCTTCTTGCTGTCGGCAAAGTAGACGTTCGATACCTGGACAAACCACGAAATGCGGTTGTTCCCCTCTTTATCCTGCCATTTGCGGGAATTGAGCGCACCTTCGACGCAAATCATTCGCCCCTTAGAAAAGTTCCGGGAAATGAAGTCCGCCGTGCCACGCCATGCGGTACAGTCAATCCAATCGGTCACTTTCTCGTCACCCTGTTTGTAGTCCCGTTCAACGGCAATGGTGAACGATACCACTGAAACATCACTAGGCGTTTTGCGAAGTTCCGGGTCACGAGCAATGCGGCCCATCAGAACAATGTGGTTCAGGCTCATTTATTTTTCCTCCTTCATACTATTATTTGCTGCCATCTTGCAAGCCTCAAAGCAAATCCGGTCAATCTCCAAGATTTCCCGCCATTCCTTGCTGTCCTTACCGTCGTATCGTTCAACGGCGTCCTGCAAGCGGTCAATCTCGTCCCTCAAATATAACATGGCTTTCAGCAGCTTGTTTTTGGTGAGCTTTGACAACTACTTTTCCTCCTTGAGTGCCGCCGTCAGATCGCTTGTGTCGGTCTGACCGCTAAACCATTCAGCCGCCTTGCTCTCTCCCTGCTTAATAGCGTTATAGATTCCGATGTAGTCCACCAGGTCATCAGCGGTCATAGTGTCGATTTTTCGCTTCAACCGGGTTTCAATCTGCTCCTGCGATACGCCCAACTTGCTAAACTGAACCACCATCTTCTTCACTCGGTCAATTAGCGGTTCGCTATTGTTCCCCGCGAGGGTTTTCTTGCACTCTGCAATAGCATCCTCCACAAACCACGCGGGAAGGATAGCGAGAATCCGGGAGCGCAAACGCCGGGTAGCCATGTTAGCATTGTTTTCGTAAATGTCCCTCTGACTTGTCAGAGACTTCATTTTACCGTTGACTTCCCTCATGTGCGGATTGGTGAAATTCTGAATGCTCTGCGCGTTAGTTTCCAAATCCCATGCGTAGGCTTGCATTTCGGACTTGCCATCGTCCTGCGAGAGTTCCTTAATGCCGTAGTCTATATTGCCCCAGCACCGGGCAAGCTCTTCGGCAAATCTGATAGTAGGCCCTTCCACCTTCCCGCCAGCGCGGGGGAATGAATAGAATGCCTTACTTGCCATTGACGGACGCTGACAGGCTTCCATGGCCTTGGCATAGCTGCTAATCTCATCACGTGGAAAACGCTTTGCGATGACAAGCTTTCCCTGCGCCTCCGCAATCGCTCGGCTTGCCTCAATCGCAACCGTGCCTTGATTGATGTTTTCCATGTGCGCCATAATACCATTGTTCGGCATATTCGGCGCAACCGCCATCTGCTGGCTCTCCTGTACCGTGAGTTCTTCTGACATTGTTAGTCCTCCTTGTCGTTTTCGGATTTTTGAATTTTAACGAGGTGAATCTCTCTTTCCCTTTCGTCCCCAACGGAATTTCTTTTCATCTTTTCCACATTGCATACAAAACTGTATAAAATCTTCATCAGACATTTTGTCAAAGAACGTGCAAACACTTTCCCACTTTTCTAGCGGAAGTATTTTTGCAAAATGCTTTTTCAGATGGTTTTTATATACATCTATGCCGTCATCTATGGATACAAATCCTGCCTTTTTAATGTTGTTCACCTCCTAATTGAGCACCAATAACCTATTCCTTCGCCGCCCAAGCCGGGAGCGATAGCGTGTTAATTATGCCGGACTTCCCTAAAAATCCGTAAAAGTCCCCGGTTTCCGTGCAGTATTTGTAGATTCCAAGGTATTCCCGCATAATGTCCCGTCCGTACTGTACAAACGCTTCATCTGCCTGAAAGATGTTGATGCTGTAAGGCTCGGTTTTCTCCTGGGCTATGAACACGAAAAGCGGCTTGCGTCCCGTGTTTCGCTGTACGCCCTCGGAGTACATAGCAGACTGGAAATGATACCCGTACTTGATAGCGTCCCGCATGAATCCGTCATTGCTTGCGTCTGTGCAGCTCTTGTAGTCCACGATGATAAGGTTTTCCCCTATCTCGTTTAGACAGTCAAGGCGGCACTTGCAATCAATCCCGGTATCTTCGTCCGTCCAGAAAAACGGCACTTCTTTCTGTCCGTTCAGCAACTTCGCTACGAATGGCTCCTGCAAGGCTCTCTGTGCCATGCTCTGCGCCGTTTCGTACATATCGGGTGTAACTATACCTTTGCCATCAGAGGCCATCAGAAAGGCGTTGTACGCTTCCCTGCCGTCCTTCGTGCGACGGTCAACATCCGGGGCCACGGCAAAGTCATCATCGAATGTTTCCGGCTGGAGCATTAGCTTGTGCACCACCTGCCCGAACAGTAGAGCCGGTGTAGGCTCTGGCGGGTTCTCCCGGTAGTATTTGAACTTTTCCGGGCTTTCGTTCATGTGCCATAGCTCTGACCGGCTTATGGCGGGGTGTGCGCGGTATTCTTTTTCGGTCAAATTTCCACCTCCGGGAAATGGTATTTTGTTACAGCTATGGGAAATTCTTCAATCTCCGACGCCCAGACAGCTTTTGCACCGCAGGATTCAAAGGCCAGCGGGAAACCTCCGATTCCATCAAACAGGCTCCCGATTGTGATTTGCCGTTCATATTGAGCACAAATCCGTCGTGCCATCCAGCACCAGAAACCGCTTCGTCCGTTTGCATATCCAACCGCAATGCTGTTGCCGTAGGCTTTATACTTCGGACTGTCAGCGTCCTTGTGTTTCTTTCCCTTGGTGTCTGTCCAGTCCCCGATATTGCACCAATCACGCGGGAAACCTTGGAGGGAAGCACATTCATCCGGCGTTAGCCGCCGAACGATACTTGTTCCTATGATCGGTCGTTCCTTTTCCTGTGCTGTCAGCGTTGTCGCCGTACCATTTTCGGAAATGCCATTGTGTCCTTTGCGGTCACTCATGTATGTTGGCTCCACAGCCAAAACCTCACGTTCCTTTCCGTTTCTTGCTCCTGGACCTTTAAAATAGCTTGCATCTAACGTCTGCGAGGTTTCACCCCCCCCTATGCAAGAAATCATTTTGTACTTCATCAATCACCAGCATATCGTTGTATGCGTCTTGCCCGTTGTAGCTGCCCGGATGCGCACCGGGATTCAACGTCCCTGTTACTTTCTGATATGTCATGTTCTCCTATCACGACAACGGGGATATGTCCCGTTCTGGAAAGTGTGTAGCATACGCCCCCCCGTTGACTTTCGGAGTGGGGTCATCGTTTACGCAGTATTCAATAACAATCGGCACGTTGCCCCCCTGTTCCGTATCGGGCAATAACTGTCATGCACACGGTATCCTCTTCCCATTGGTCATTCCTTGCTTTGTTGTATAGTTTCTTCATATTTCAACACTAAGGGAACATTACCCCCCTAATCCATATTTTGCGGATATGGTTTCGCAAGTCTCGCCGAGTGGTCGATACCGTGCATCTTGTCCGTGGCTTTCATACACAAGCACTAATGGAGGATGACCGCCCATTTCTGCCCGGAGAGTCCCGGTCACGTCATAGCTGACTGCCATCACTGCCCCCCTGATCGTTTAGGACAAGGATACCCGGACTACGTTGTTCAGATTCAAACTGATCCCTTGGTCTTTCGCTTGTAGCGTCCCGTTTACACATTCGTTCTCCGTTCCGTTCCGACAGTCAACGGCGTATGAGGCAATACCCCCCCGGTTGATTTGGCAGTTATCGCCTGTTCTTCCGCAAAACCAATGCTTCCGGCTGTGCTCCCCGCTGACCCATCAAATCCTGCCGTCAAAGACGGATTGGTTATTGATTGTTGACAAGGCTCCGGTGTGTTCATGCTGAATGAGGATTCCTTTGCCCCCCCCCTGGTTTACCGGCTCTTTCTTGGAAGGACATGACTGCGGGTCGGTCGATTGTGTTAAGGGTGTAACTCCCCCCCTACGCCATCCGCGACCGTTGCATCCGGCTGTGTCGGCTCGGTCGATTCCGTTTCCTTGCAGACAGATGGTATCGTCATCTCTGAATCCGGGATCGTAGTAGGTTCCTTCTTGTTCAACCCATCCGTCTCTGACAGGTTCGCTTGTGCTATCAGTGCTGCTTTCAGCTCCGGGGGCAGTTCCTTCCCCCGCCGTTCTGCTCGGTTCAAAATCCCCTGACAAGCCTTTGCGCTCAAAGAGTATTTCGGGAGCGGACAGTCCTCCAAAATCTGCGACAAGCGCGATACGTTTTCTTCGCTGGGGGACTCCCCAAAACTGCGCGTCGTGTACTCGCCAAGCAATGCTCCATGTCCCCACGTCGGAGTACAAACATCCCGATTTTGTCCACCCCCCCCCCTGGACAGCATCAGACAAATCGGGGCATTCCGGTTCTGCGATTTTGACGATTTCTTCAAGGACGGCTTGAAAGTCTTTGCCTCCGTTACAGCTGAATGCTCCGGGTACGTTTTCCCAGACCATGTATCGAGGTCGAACAAACCTACCTGTCCGTCCACTTGCTCTATCACGTTCCCTCATCTCCTTCACAATGCGTATCTGCTCCATGAACAGTCCGCTTCGCTCTCCTGCCATTCCAGCGCGTTTCCCCGCCACGGACAAGTCCTGACAGGGCGAACCGCCTGTTATTACATCCACTACGGGCAGATCATAGCCGGACAGTTTTGTTATATCGCCGTAATGTTTCATGCAATACCTTTCTCAAATTCGTATAACTCCCTCTCCGCCGCGTCCAACTTGTACCCGGCAAAGTCTATGTGTTTCACCGCGTCCGCGTATGCCTCTGTAAAGCCGTCAAAAGGCGTTTCCGGGGCTTCTTCACGGATCACGCTATCCAACCTTATCCACTCATCAAGTGCGCTGTGATAGGCCGTCAAAAGCGCTTCGTGGCGTTTCTTCTTGCGTTCTTGTTCTTTGCGCCGTTGGTAGGCAATCCGGGCAGCTTCTTTCCGTGCGTCCTCGTCCAGTTCCGCGCCGATGGGAAGTCCAAGCCGGAAGTCCCCATTCAGTTTTTTCATGGCATCCTGAAATGTCAGACCGAACAGACGCTCTGTAAATGTGATTACATCCCCGCCTTTGCCGCAGACATAGCAGAAGTAACCTCTCCGACCGGGGTATACGTGCATGGACGGCTTTTTATCTTCATGGAATGGACAGATCGCCTTGTGCGAACGGTTGACGGTCAGACCGTACATCGCCGCTACTTCCGGCATGGTGACGGACTGCTTTATCTGTTCGGCATAGTCAACAATCAGGGTTTGCCCCTCCATCCATCTTTGCGCCGCAGTTGGGGCAGTGGTGATAATCGTATTGGTAACCTTTGTAAATCCAGTAGTTAACACACTCGGAACACACAAGAGCATCGTCCATGTACGATGCTTCCCACCGCCCATGCCGGACGGGCTGAGCGTCACCAGCCCTCCTGTTCCATGCTTCGGCGGCGTTTCTCTCCGCTTCTTCCGTGGTGGAATATATCGTGTTGTTCTTTCCAAGGTTGGCGAGACGGCATCCGCACTCGATGTTATCGCATCGGATTATGTACTCATAACATCCATAATAGCCGTGGCCTCCCGGTCTCCATAACGGCATCGCTTTAAGATGGACTTCGTTCCCGCAGAACGGGCAAGGTTTAAGTTCCATATTCAGCCGTCTCCCTCTTCGTCAATGATTCTTCGATAAATAATCCCGTCAATCACTTTTGTTTCTTCTTTCGGAATCTGGTCTTCTCTTTCATACCATTCACACGGAAGCCCCACGCCATCCAGCACATGTACTTGTCCTGCGTGGAGGCAAGAAATAAAATTTTTACAGTTCCAACACTTTATCAAAAAATATGCCACCTTCCTTTTCTCGCGGAATGAGCATCATCGTGTCGTGTCTGTCTATGACATGATACCCTGTTTTTCTTTTTACAACTTTTAGCGGGTAGTAATGGAACACTCCATTTTTTGCATCGAGGTATTTCCCGTTATACTGATACGCATTTTCTTGTGTCAGAATCATCCCTCTCCCCCCTTATCTGCCGTGCTTGCCGGGATGATGGTGGGGGCTGATAATATTTCGTGCTTTATCCCGCGAAACGTATATGCATGGTCCCACCCATCAACATCTTTATCTGGATAACGCTGACCATCGGGGCCAACAAACATTCGCTTAAACAGTTCATCTAAATCCCCCAGCCGTCCGTGGTTGGGGACTGGTACGAGAGGACACCAAGATGGGCGGGTGTCTTCAAAGAACCCGAAGTCGCGCTTTTCCACTTGGCAGCGCATCCTGTCTCCGTTCGCGCATGGGCAATCGCCACAGCTTGTCGGCATCTCCATGCCCTTGATGTATACGCTCATTCCTCACCCTCCTCCACCGGGCTTTTGAGCCACGATACTGCATATTCTTCCGCTTTTGTGAAATCAAACTCTTGGCGATTTTCTCCGCACAGTTCAGCCGCGTCTGCCAACCATCCGACTATCGTTTTTGCCAGTTCATCAGGCGTTTTGCTGATGAGGAGGTCGTAGTTGGTTATAATTGGTTTTGCCCGGATTGTTCCGCTCCCAAGGTCGAGCGTATAATGCGCCACAGATGTTGTAATTGGGCGAACGTCTGTTGAAGGGTAAAAGTCACACTTCGTCTTGTCTCCTTGACAAACCATATTCATGTTCTTTGCACCATTTGCAACCACCCTGCCAATCGTCATAGTCAATGCAATTATCACAAGGTTTCATCCCGCTTCCTCCTTATCATTCCACAACGAACTCGTCCACCTCGGACGCTTCGATAGCTTCTTCCTCCTCATACACGGTGTCTCCGTCTGCGGCTTTGTCCATCGCCTCATCCTCGCTGTCGGCTTCAACATACGCCCATTTGCTAAAAATCACTTTGTATTTCATTCTGTTTTCTCCTTTATAATGACCATATAAATCTCAGGGCAAGACCGAGCGTCGCCGCAAGGGTAACTAATAGCTCAATCAAGCTGATAGTCGTAAGAACACTTTCCCCATCGTCTGCTTTGCATATCACAATAGAAATCGGAGCAAGGACAACCAGCGTAAGCCACAGCTTTATTAAGATTTTCATTCTGTTTCCTCAACGTAGCACCAACTTTGGGGCGCTCTTTTTAAGTTGCACTCTTCACACGACTCGCAGGGAGAGTATAGGGCGTAAACATGGGCGCAAGGCGCAGTTTGCTCCGTCCGATTCCATCGCTTAAACTCAGAAATCTCTTTCGGCTCGGCGTACCGCTTCAGATCAGAAATGTGCCATCCGTAAAGCGTTTTTCCCTTGGCATACTCATAGAGTCCGCTGGGAGTAACGAGACTTCCAAGGGAGAGTTCAGCGAAGTCGGCGTGGCAAGGCTTAAACGGATCGCACCAATCGCAGACAAACTCACCGATTATCTTCCCGGCGCCCCGCGCGAGCCAGTCTGCGAGATCATCGAGCGCCAGCCGCCGCAGTAGCGCATACGCCCACCGTGCTTTCGTCTGACAGATGTAGCACTTGAACGGCGGCAACGCTTGGGGCTTGGTCTTACGCACCTCAATAGTTTTCTTGCCGGAAGCAATCAGTTCGCACCACTTGGGGCGTATGCTTATCATTACGCTCTTCATGTTTCCTCCTTTGGAACAACCGCAACCCGGTCTATATCGCTATCAATCACAAACAGGTCGCTGTAAATCTCGGCGTCTTCGTCGTGGCAATAGCTGATAGCGTAATCTGCCGTTCCGATGTTCATTCTCTCAATCCACCAGATTGCACCCTCTTTTTTCGGATAACCGACTTTTATCTCCGTTCCGTCCTTGAAGGTGATAAGAACATCGTGATTAAAGCACCCGATCTCATTATTAGGATATTCTGCCCCTTCGCATTCAACGAGGTCATCCGAGCAACCGTATACCTTTATCATGCTTTCTCCTCCGGCTCTCGTTCTGCCAAAGCCTTTTCAGCCTCTTCTTTTGTGTGGAAAATGTCTTTAATGTCCGTGCTGCTATCACGGCCATCCAAATAAATACAATTACTACTCCAATAGCAAACTCGGTAGTCATCAAAGCACAACTTTAGGTGGACTTCCGACACCTTGCGTTCTTTGATATAATCAATTCTTTTTGACCGATATCCACGACCTTTACAGGTGGGACAGTTAATGGACAAAACTTCTTGGCTATCCGCAATTTTGCACTCAACCTCTTTATTCCCGTGGCATAACGGGCACTCTTCATTTTGAAAATCGACCGCAAGAGCGTACACGGTGTCACCGGGGGCGAAATCACCGGCGACCGCCTCCACAAGCCGCTTGATGTACTGCCGGGGCATATGATACTGGTCAAGGTTTTCCCACTTTTTCTCTTCCCTCTGGTGTTCTAACTTCAGATTTCCAAGCCGGTACTCCGCCTCTCGTATTTCTTTCTGTAGCTTCTCCAGAGATTGCTTGGCTTCACTCGCCTGTTTCATGGTCTGCTTCACCTCTTCGGTCAACAGATCGTTCAGCTTTTCCTTGGCCTCGTCGATGATTGTGTCGGCCTCAGATGGCTCGTAGAAGTATTCTTCATATTCTTCAAACATCATGTTTCCTCCTTCGGCGGTGTGGGCAGTGGCATCCAATGAGTTGGTCGGATTGGGTAATAAAGCCAGTCTGTCCAGTACCCGTCTTCTTCAAGAATTCCAAAGTCAATATGACTGTCCGCATAAACGAGCACCCGCGTACCAGCTTCCGGCAGCCGCTCCGTAACGGGAATCCACCCCGGCACAACCGACAGTTCCGTAACGCCGTCTTTCTCGATGATTCGGCAGACATGGGAATCGTCAAAGGCTTCTATTTGCTTTTGTAGGGCTTCTATGGCATCGGCGGCTTCGTAAAATGCTTTGTGAGTACACCCAACGCAATCGGGATAGTCTTCCTCGTACTTGCATCCGTCGCACTTTTCGTATATGCCACCGTCTGCGATGTTTCGCAGACGATTTACAAGTTCCGCGCAGTCCATTATTCCACCTTGATCCCGGTGATTTTGCAGAAGATATCCGCATCAAAGTTTGGGATGGCCTTGACCGCTGCCTTTTCGTTATCGGTAAGGTTATCCCACATCAGCTTACAGGCATCTTTGAATGGAATGGATTTCGAATAGCCTCCCGTGGTCTCGTGCTCCGGGTGCGCGGATTTTTCTTCCTCTGTCATGCTCCGGCTGAAAATCCACCAATTATTTTCATAATTCCAGTTGAGAATTCGGATACCGAGAATCTCGCAGACCTCGGCAGCTGTCATGTCGGTGGGCTTTTCAAAAAGCGTAACCGTGGGAGTAATGGTGGAGAAAAAGCCGGTGTTCCAGTTGCCGGTGTTCCAGTCCCCGGTGTTCCAGTTCCCGGTGTTCCTGTTCCCGGTGTTCATGTCCCCGGTGTTCCTGTTCCCGGTGTTCCTGTTCCCGGTGTTCATGTCCCCGGTGTTCCAGTCCCCGGTGTTCCAGTTCCCGGTGTTCCAGTTCCCGGTGTTCATGTCCCCGGTGTTATTAAGGCCAGTGCAGGCGGTTCCGGTATTGGCGAGGGTCAGCATTTCCTCCCAGGAGATTTCCCGGACGATGGTGATCTCATCTGTGACGCTCTTATCCTCCTTGCTCTCCACAAGTCCGGTTGCCTCGATTTCTGCCACTTTGTTGCGGGGGTCAAAGGCGTAGTAACCGAAGCAATCGGCGACCTTGCGGCAGAAGTGGAATCCACTGTGGCAGATAGAAAGAGGCCCGTTGTGCTTGTAGGTCTTTCCTACCTCATACTGGAATCCTCTGCAAGTAAAATCCGGGTTGAAAACTTTATAGCCTTTCATTTTTTCTCCTTTCACGCCGGGTACACATTGCACCGGGCATAGAATTCATATTCCGTCCAGCGTAGGCCCCAATATTCGGCGGTGGTTACGATGGCGCTTTGCTCGAAGCTCCTTTACCAGCTCTGTATAGTCCATATCCTCACCTCCCAGCCGACACAAGCGCGAGCAACGCGACGCCGCACACAACGCCGCCCATAAAAACAAGAAAGTAAATCAGCATTTTTGTCCTACCTCTCCACGAGCTGCACCGTCAGATCGTAATCTTCTTTGAGCACCGTCACAACGTCCGAATATCTCAAATACCCTTTGGCTATTTGGTTTTCGGCATTTAATCCCCTCCATTGCGGACGGCACCCTTTACCTGTCGGTGTACAATCGGCGTCGAGATATTTGCAAAACCGGCACAGCTTATTTGATTCGACATAAGAGGATATGGCCGATTTCAGCATTTTGTTTTCAGCCCTCAGCGACTGCATCTCCGCATCTGTTTCCGTCATGTCGCCGCCTCCATCAGCCATTGCAGATAGCCCGCGTGATACCTCGGAATACCGGCGAGATCGCACGCAATTTCCCACTCATCCGGCATCCCTTTTCGGCACCACGCCGTTTGCTCCAGATATTCCAGCGTCTGCCAGCTTATATCCACCGGGATCATAGCTTTAGTCGTTGCTTTCTTTTTCGCCTGGTTTTTGCCGATGAGTTTAAACGGGTCTCTTTCACCGCGCCGCCATCGTTTGTTGGCCGTTTCCGGGCTGGTTCCGTTTTTCTTCGCCCAATCATAAAGGGTCATTTTTTGATCGCCAACACATACAACGCGATCCTTGCACACCCTGCTTTGATTAGTCATAGTAATTCATATCGTCCCGGCCGCTGCCGTCCTCTTTTACGGCAATCCTGATTCCCATAAAAACGGCCACAGCCACCAAAAAACCCGCCGACGCGCAGAATGGTATCTGCCTGTACTCCCACAGATTGAGCGCCACGGAATGCACGATCAGTTGTACCGCCTGACCCAGCAGAAACGCGATAAGCAGTTTCGCCGAACGTCTTGCGGCCACGCTCATTTCCATTGTTTTCTTTCTCTTTTTGTTCACCTTGCAACTCCTCCATAACCGTGCTATAATGCACACATAGGATTTTTTACCTTTGCCGTCTTTGGTGTTGCCGCACCGGGACGGCTCTTTTTTATGCTTCCGACAGGATTTTTAAAAAATCTTCTTCGGGAAAACTTGTGCCGAAGGGGAAAACCGGGCAATCGTTGATGTACCACATTCGCTTTTCTGGGTGGTAAAGCCACACTCCCGAAAACCGTATTGCTCCTTTGGCCGTATCAATTTCCGCTTCGCCGCGAAACATCTTGAAACCCTCGCAACTGAGCACTTATTGGCCCTCCTGCTCGATCAGCCATTCCGCAAAAGCCTCCAAATCCTCTTGGATATAGAGCTTTATGTTTTCTTCCGTCATTAGCTGCTCCAGGCATTCCTCGCAATAGATTCCCGCGACCAAAGCGTTCTCGGCAAATGCTCCTCCGCACTTTCGGCATGTGCCAGCCGTTTCGTATTGCCTGCCGCATTCCGGGCAGACGTAATACAATTCCGTCAAAGGCTTGCCGTCAATGTAGTCCAGGATGTTGCGTATTACCCTTTGCTCGCCGTCCTCAAAGACGTGGCCGCAGTCCGCACAGTGATACCACATCTCAAATCCTCCACTTGTTACGCAGCGCCGCCAGTGCTTTGTCTACCTCCGCGCTGGAAAGACCGTGCGGCCCAAAGAGAATGTGACGCTTCTCCAGCTCGTAGCAGTATAGCCTCCGCTCATACGGCATATCTGTGACCGCCATTATTCCCCCCTCCTGTGTACGCGGACGATTCCGATCGCGGTGAGCAATATCACCTCTGCCAGCAGCAGCCCAATCGCTCCGACGATAACGCCCGGAACATACATTTTTACCATCTCCTTTTATTCCATACAGACTTTCTTCGTTCGTGGTCTTTTTGCCTGGCCTCGTTTATTCCGTCTACATAGGCTCTGTACTCCAACCATTTTACGCAGCTCTGCCTACAAGTTGGAGACCTGTCAGGGCATTCCACACCATTGACCTTACAGGGAGCGTGCTTCATTGTCTTTATATTTCTCCTCGCATAAACTTCAAAAACGGCTGTTTTGGAATTTTCACACGCGACCCGGCCACAATCACCGGGAAACCAAGCCGTTCCGGGCAGTCAACCGCCTGTTGGTGAATCGTACCCGGATCGGCTTGCAATACCCGCGCGACGTGTTTGCAAAGCAATATTTCACTGGGGAGCGCCTCAATTTCTGCCAACGTACACGGCAGGGCATACCATTCCGTCATTCCCTGGCCTCCACGATCTTTCCGTTTTTGAGCGTGTACCAGGTGTCTGGCTTGTAGGTCTTGCCGTCGATCCGCACCATAGAGGCAAGCAAAAGGTTTTTCTGTTGATCGTCCCATTCTGTCAGTACAACGTACGAGCCAATAACGCCCTTTGCCTTACTGTTTTTTCCACACGCCAGCGCAATAGCGTTCGCGTTAGACGTTGCGGCACTCGACTCTTCGCCGGACGTTGCGGCACTCGACCCGGAGCCGGACGTTGCGGCACTCGACCTAAAGCCGGACGTTGCGGCACTCGACCAGTCGCCGGACGTTGCGGCACTCGACCTAAAGCCGGACGTTGCGGCACTCGACCAGTCGCCGGACGTTGC